ATTGTAAACTTGATTAGAAGTAATAAAAATGCCAAAATCCATAAGGTTAGCTGGCCGGCCCGTGCAACAACTCCCATATCAATAAGTAATTGTGAATGAATGTGTCCCCTTTCTTCGTTCCAGTGCCGGATACCGTCAATTAATTCCTTGCGTCTTTCTTTGGTTAAAACCATGCCGTCGCGCCCACCCCGCTTAACCTTATTAAATTGATTGTATGTCCATCCAATTGATTTTGCAAAATGTTCTTCGTTTATATCGGCATCTCCACAGACGCTTGCAATAGCCCTGAAAATATCATATCTATCGGAATCTTCAACGGAAAGACTATTTGTTTTGCGTCTCATGGGGTTAATTTCTTTCTAAAACTGGCAAATCATTTTCCTTGATTTTTAGGTAAAAAATTTTTTATCTTTTATCATCATGATTTGTTATAGACCCTTAGAAAATCATTGCGCATCACATAATTGTATCCGTCGTTTCCTTTATAAAGTGGGATCCCATAAGGACGGGGATCACCGTGTTTTTTTCTTGAACGATGAACGGCTACCTGCCATGCCTTTGATGTTCTGCCTAACATTATTCTTGCGTATCTGGCGAGGATTTTATTGGCTCGGTGATCAATCCCCAAATCATCGCAGTCTTTTACAAAATCAGGGTCAGCATTATTTCTGCTTGACTTATTCACAGCAAATCCTTACAATAAATAGATACACGGCGAGTCCATGCAACCCGCCGTGTATTTCGGAGGAGTAGAGATGATAGAGGATAAGATTTGGTGTGTAATGTCACACAAAAACAAGTTCATTTTTTATCACTGCCTTTTGCCTTTGGATGATTTTAATTTCATAAATTATGTCACCATCCAAGATGCTACCGTCTTTCATCCATGTTTCCAAATCATCTTTAGACAATACAGACATTTCTATGTCTTTACGGGGTGGCACCAACAAATAATAGGATGAATCAATGCTTAGGGTTTCTGCCAAATCCATGATACTGCTCCAATTAATATCCAAAGCGGGCCCATTAAAAGCCGGTAGCAAAATGAACCCGCTTTTAAACGAGACAGCGTGTGATTAGAGGAGCCATGAAGGAAAGCACTGTCTCTATATGTTGGACTGTTTTGACGTTGATTAAACATGGTGCTCCTCAAATCTAAATCACGTTCATAATAAAAACATTTTGTATCTAAAAGTCAAGCGAAAAATACTTATAATGAACATTAATATTTCTAATAGTAACGCTAACATCTGGAAAAACAATGCTATATTCTTTTTAGATATGGGTAAAAAAAATGGTTATAGTCAACGTTTTTTAGCGAAACGATTTGATCTTGGGATAGGAACACTTACTGATTATAGAAAAGGTATTGTTCCTAAAAGAGAAAAAAATTTTGAAAAATTTGCCAAACTATGTTCTTTTGTTTTGAACATCCCCTATGATCTTTTTGAAAACGGCCAAGCCCTGTTAAAAAAAGATTTCTCCAAGATCATCGAGGAACGAAATTTGCAGAAAGATAAAACACCGTCATCCACAGACATAAAAGGTTCTGGGCGGGTGGATGATATTCTCGCAATTGCACCGATTTCAACCAGTGAAATAATTTTTATTTTGTCGCTTCGTAATATTTCGGGATCGGTTTATGATGAGGTTCCTGAAATATCCTTGAAGCACCTTCGATCCATTTATAAAATGGTCGAAGGTGATGTCAATGTTTTAGCGTCCATAAAAAACATTGTTGAATATCGAGAAAGGCGACAAAATGATAAAGGCGAAATTAACGAGAGGTGAAGCGCTTTTTATAAAATGGTGGAGAAAAAATCAGTATAAATATCCATGGTTCAGTCAACATCTTGAATTAAGGGAGGGCCATTATCCGGGAGATAAATGTTTTAATCGTCTTTGCGATTCAATAATGAAGGCGATAGAAAAAAATAAGGGGCAAGGCACAAAGGGAGGTGTGCCATGAAATGTATTTCAAGCGAACGAATTTTAAAAAATATAAAAAATTTTATTATTTTTTGATAGTCTTAATGTCTTTTATAATTGGCTATTTAATTGCCACGCTCAATAAATAAAATATAATTAATGCACAAACGAGTCTATAAAGAATTTGAAAAGATTTGTTCTTCGTGGCATATTATTGGTTCCGTTTTAGAGGTTGGCGCTACCCCCAACGATAAATCTCTTTTGTGTATGGAATCCTTAAAAAACGCCAAAGAGAAAATTGGACTAAATTTAGATGGACCACACGACTATAAAGACTTTAAAATAATTAAGGGCAATGCGAATAAAATGGATTTTTTTGAGAACGAACAATTTGATGCCGTTCTATCTAACGCCACATTTGAACACGATAAATATTTTTGGAAATCAATATCTGAAATCAAAAGAGTGATTAAGCCTGGGGGGCTTGTTGTTATTGGAACTCCTGGATACAGTTATTTTAAAATAGAAGAATTAAAAAAACTTTTCAGGAAAATTCCGATTATAAACAAATTACAAAAAAATCAATATTTAAATATGTTGTTTACTGCGACCATAACATTTCAAATACACTCAGCACCAGGCGACTATTACCGGTTCAGCCCACAAACTTTTAAGGATGTTTTTTTTGAAGATTTTGAAAATATAAAAATATACTCAATTATGTTGCCACCAAGAATAATTGGTGTCGGGACAAAACGCAATACGTGAAAAACCTTCCTCACGCTAAACGAACCGACCATGCCACACCTCGATAAAATCCCATACAAGAATACCACGCTCTATCGAATCCGTTACTCCCTTAACAAGAAACGCCAAAAGCCCGCATATCTACCCCTGGGAACGTCTTACTTAAAAGCTAAAACCATTCTTAATCGATTCGAAATTGCCGTTGCAAATTATAATCTCGGAGAACCCTTTGTAAATCCGCTCAATAAAAAAGCATCTGCTTATACCATATCCGAGTTCAGGGAATGGTTTTTTGAAAACAAAAAGTCGGTGGCCGAACGAACGCTTAAAGATTATGAAAGAACATTTAAAATATTAATCAACAGCGTGGGCGATGTATTTATCAACGACATTCCCCTGTCTAAATTTGAGGATTCCATTTCCCGTCTTGCGCCGGCCACAAAGTCTATTATCATCCGGTCGTTGCGGGCTGCGTTTAACTTTGGTATAGAACGAGAAGTCATCAAGGAAAATCCTTTCTTAAAAATAAAAATTCCCAGGAATAAAAGAATTCCCGACATTTTGATACCAGAAGAAAAAGACAGGATCGAGCAATACATTACCAGCGCAAAAGCAAGGCGGGGATGGTATCTTGGCAGATACGGAGCATTGCGAAGAAAAGAGATCGTGCGAAACGTCAGGAAAAAAGATTTATGGTTTAATCAGAGAATTATCAATATCCCAAAAGCCAAAACCACAGAACATCAGAAACGGCCCCTATATCCTATCTTGGAAGAAAAAATGAAACCACTTCTTCAGAACTTAAAAGACAATGATTTCTTGGTAGACATGGAACCCGACACATTTACTAAATTAATACGTCGGGCAATTTTCAAGGCAGGCATAACAAAACGTGGTGCGGTTCACATCTTAAGACATTCTTTTGGAACTGCCATGAGAATAAAAGGCGTGGACATCAAAGACATTAAAGACGCTCTCGGACATTCCTCTTTAAACGCTACAGAACTTTATACACAACTCGCCATTCAAAAAATAGTAGAAAAAACTAAAAACATTGAAAACGATCTTTAGTACAGGACACAATACAGGACACATATTTGTATAGAAGTGTATAGAAATGTTATTTTGCCTTCGTTTTGTCACTTTCACAATCCCATAAATAACAAAGCCCTTGACCATAAAAATCAAGGACTTAAAATGGTGAGGGTGTTGGGGATCGAACCCAAGACCCACGGCTTAAAAGGCCGTTTTTTGGCATACTTAAAATGTTGTTTTTATTGATGTCTTAAAATTTACAGGACACCAGAAAGGACACGGGTTTATCAATATAAAAACCCCCCAGATCGTAATCTGAGGGGCAAGCCAAGCACGTAGCTTGGTGCTGTTTGCAGCGACCACTTTATGTGGCCCCCGATCTCCTTCTGTCGCAATTGACAGATGAGTCATGTTAATACTCTCGCGCGAAAGCAGTCACCACCTACGGCGTATTCGCGCTTTCAGTGGTTCAAACAGCTTTTTTATCGCCGAATATTATCATGCCAATAAAACCCATAAAAACTCCCACCCCTCCCAATATTGAAAGTCCGACACTTAAATGAGCTGCCCCTAAGAATAATCCACCGAATAAAAGAAAAACAGAAATGGCAAATAAGGTTAAAATAGTTGTTTCTTTCATTTTTTGCCTCGTTTAAGAATTCTCTTTTTGAAACATCAACGTTGTATAAATCCCATTTTCGTCTGGTTTCAGTCTCGTATATTCTGCAAGTCTCAATTTGTATTCCCAGGTCTTGCCGTGTTCGTTCATGCCGAAAAAGAACTGTTCGGGTTTGTTCGCGGTTAAAAGATCATTCACGGAATAACACGATCCCCCCTCAAAGGAACCGTTGCCGATAATCTCTCCTATGGCAACTTCACCCGTATGTGGTTGGTGATGATGTCCGTGATAGAGAAAATGAATAACAAGCCCCGAAAGTGTTGTCAGTTTTTTGTACATTCGGTCGATCCCATAATAAGGATAGCCCATATAACTCCGCGCCTGCTGGCCGTGAATCAAGGCATGGTTTTGGCCTGGGTAAAGTTCATAAATCAAAAATGGCGGTGCTGAAATATAAAATTTAACGTGTTTAATGTTCTGTAGGCGTTGTTTCCATAGCCAATAAACTATATAATCCCAATTCGTTTGTCGGGATTGCGTCCCGTGTTTACCCCCTGCTTTTCCATGATTCCCAGGAACGCAGAATATTTCAATATCCTCATAAAGTTCCGCAAGCGGTAAAAAGATTCTGTCAAGAACTTCATCGCCCAGTTGAAAAACCTGCTCCATCATCAAAGCATCCAGCGAAAACCCCTGTCCCTTAAATACGTCCTCGCCCTGAACGATGTCTCCCAAGACATTTATTTTTAGCTTTCTTAATGGAATAGCTTTGCGTTGAATATCCACGCATTCGTATATTTTTTTGATAAGCAAATCGGCTCGTTTTTTTAGTTCTTCTTTATTATAATAGGCAAGTCTGGCTGTTAGGTTTGGATCCACAAAACTACCGAGTTGAAAGTCGCTCAAAAGCAAAATCGATGTTTCTTCTTTATATTGTGTCTTGGGTTTTGGTATTCGGGGTTTGTGAATAGTAGGCAGAGAAACAACACTTCTTTCAACGGTTTCAATGATTGTTTTTTGAAAAGCCTTTAAGCGCCCATTTTCCGTTTTCAGTGAGCTATTCTGTTTCTCAATTAATTCCCATTGGTTGTCTGTCCGGCTACTTCGGTTTGCTTCGCATTCTTCTACGGCATTGAATCCGCATTCAGGGCATTTATATCTTTGGACTTTTCCGGTCGACGTATAATTATGACCGTTTTTAAGTAACTTTATTTTACATTTAGGGCATTCCATAATTATCCTCGTGCAACCTTATTTTTATTATTATAATATAATGCTAATACGACCCAAGTCGTATTAGCTGTTACAACAAATGCACCACCAGTAAAACTCATCCATTGGTCCAAGCTGGGATAATAAATTAAATTCCAAAATCCCCATAACCCAAAAAATACAGTCGGAAAGATAAAAACACCTCGAATCATTTTATCGCGGACTATTTTTATACAATTCATCCAAAGAAGCAACCCACCCGTAAATTCAAAAACACCATTTATTAGGTCTATCATTTGCATTTTATCCACCTCTATTCTTGTATTCCCATAGTCTATCCTCTATTGGGCCGATGCATCCCATCCCTCTAATTCAATAATCAAATCGATCTCATGTTTTATTTTCTCTAAGTCTTCCAACCCCTTTCCCCCTTTTATATTATATCTTGTTATTCTTTTTATTATACAACCCTGTAAAAAGGAAAGCTTGTTTTTGGTTGTATATTCTACAGGTTGAATCGGGAAATTTTTATAATGATTCCCCGCAACTTGTCTATTAAGCGCTTTTTCAGATATGCTTTTTGCCATTTAGAATCTTATCTCCCCACTTTAGATGAATGCGCTCCCCAGCCCAACGCCCCGCACAAGTTCCAAGCCCCGCAAAGATCGAATAAACAAGGGCTATCCAAAAACCACTTATTACAATTTGTTTTACGATATATGTCCAAGTGAAAGTAATTAAAGTCCCTACTATGAACATTCCTATATATCGAGCATTGGCAATTTGCCAGATATTCATGCTTTTAAGAAACATATAGAAGAAACCTGCAACAAAAAGCACTAAATTTGTTACCATGTTCTTTCCTTATTATATAGAAAGTTCATTGATTGGCCTCAAAAAATGCTTTTGCAAAACATTGTGGTGTTATGGCCCTTCTTTCTTGTCTGCTTAATTCTCCATAAAATTCGGGACAGATGTCCTTGCTTTTCAACAAACTAAACTTGATTAAATTTTCAGGTTTTTCAGAAACGGTCTTTTGGGGTAAATTAAAATTGCCCCATAAATCAGTTTTCTTCTGATAATTTCCTCCAAATTCCCAAGGATCAAAAGTTAGAATGGGTTCGCCCAAAAACCTCCTTAAATAACCCTTTGGATTTTCAAGCGCCCAAAATCTTGGTCTCGATATTAAAATAATTCTCATACAAGCATCTACTGTTTCGAGCCCCTTAATAAAATCGTGTTTATATTTCCCCTTTCCGGCAAGGTGTTTTGCAAAAGAAAATTCAGTACATGGTGGCGCTGCAAGAATTCCATAAACACTTTCGGGCGGAACATATAATCTTACATCATGTTCTGGCAGTGTTATATTTCTTACATCATATCCAGCTTCTTTATATGGGTTCGACCATGCACCCGTTCCGCCACATAAATCAAGTATGATTTTATTTTCAGCTATCATTATTATATAGAAAGTTTAGGGAAGGGGCCGGATTATTCCGGCCCCCAGGGAGGATGTAGAAGGTATTAGGATTCTGATTTACCGAAGATTTCCATGCCGTCCTGTACCAAATCGACAATTTGGATACCTACACGGAAAGCCTTTTCTACAAACTCCTCTACCCTGTCGTCTGGAATGTCGAACTTTTCACTGACGTAATCCGTCAATTCCTTACGCTCGGCTTCATCGAGGTCTTCAAACTCGGCAGGAATTTCCCCGACGTCTTTGATCGCAGGAATTGCGGCCTTCGCTGCCGGTGCGAAATTGATAATGTCTTTCCAGTCCAGGTGTTCATCTTCGTAAGACTTGACAATACCATTCACAATTTCGCATCCGAAAAGTACGACTTCCTTCAGATTTTGGATTCCAGCCATATTATTTACCTCCTTCTTTTTTAAGATTTTTTATGACTGTGTATACCCTTAAAAGGGCATTCAATAAATCCTTTAAAGCATTCCACAAGTCTTTAAATCCAAACTTACCTTCTTCGCCATACTTAGAAGCCTTGCCTTCCCGATGTATTAGGGAGGCTCCTACACTACCAAAAGAAACTGCAAAAAGAGCCTTGCCAAGAAGCGACGTTGCTGGGATTACAGACAAAACTCCACCGGCCAACATGCCGATGTAACAGATTGTAGACTTGTGGCCGTTAATTTTAGCCCAGAACCTTTTTAACCATCCGATATTAATTTCGGGCAAATCCATTTCTGGATATTCTTTGTCAACAAACTGATCGGGTGAGTCCAACGGTAGGCGTTCTATGTCGTTCATGGCATATCCTCATCTTCAAAATTTTCCCTTTTCCATTTCTTCCTATTTTCTTCACTGTACTCAAAGTGCCCTACGTCGTAACTGCCGTTGGGCATCTTCCATCTTCCACCCCAGACACCACCAAGAGATTCCCAATACGCTCCCATTACACCGTAAACGGGTGATTGATAGATGGGTTGTCCTGCTTTATAAATAAGTAAATCCACGGCTAAACCCTTTAAGTGTTTGGACCGCAAAGTTTTCGACGCTCCGCTAATAACTTTTAATCTCTGTTGTTCGGGCGTTCTGTACCATTCGGCTACTTTCAAATAGATGTCTTTCATGTGAGAATACTGCTTGCCATTGAAAAGATTTCTGGCATATAACAGAAAGTCAGATACCATCCACATGAACTCAGACTGTTGTTCAGATAGTCTCATTTCGGGTTTTCTTTCTGTTTTTCAAGCTGTTCTTTCATAGCCTTTTCCATTTCTTTGGATTGGGTGATAATTGTGTCGGCATTTTCAGGGGCAACCTTTTTTAATATGGCCTCCAGAATCACATTGCTTTTGGCCTGCTCGACCGCCACGATCATCTCCAGAGTATCAACCCTTTCTTCAAGTCTTGGAACAGTTTTTATAGAATCTTGGACACTACCAAAAAACCTGACACCTGCATAAAGACTTCCACCAACAATGCTTATGAGTGCAAAAAAAGCCAGTGTCGTTTTAAGCGTAGGTTTCCGAAATTTAAAAACGATCTGATTGTCACCGTTCGTTTCAAAAGGAGTTTTAAGTTCGCGCATTATTTTCACCTTGTTAATTTTTAATCTGACTGAACCGAATGAATACCATGTGACCATCCCAATCATAACTCATCACGTCCGAACTGTCTGGTGCTAACGTCACCCCACCACAATCAAAGGTGGCTCCATGTTGAAATTGTGTCGAATCGTCCATCACATAGATATGACCCCATTGTGGAATACTGGACCCGGGCGTATTCGTAAAACTCGTAATCGTCGTTAAACTGGTATTATTTGTCCTGAATGAAGGCCCCCCTGCTATGCTGGGAGTTACAGAATTCTGAGTTAAGGTATCCAGGTTACCAAATGGATTAGCCACATAAAGATTCTCACCACTGGCCTTTATTGTCACATCATCGGGATTATTGGTCACATCACCACCGACATATGATTTTGCTGCATCGGACAAATCAGATAATACAATAGTGCCATCTTCAATAATAGTCGATGTTACCGCCCCTTCTTTCAAGGCTCTTGTTGCAATAGCTGTATCTCCGATACCACTACTTCGAAGCTTGTTATCTATGATCTTATAGCCCAAAAATCGCGTGATATTATTATCCAGAATTTCTACATAGGCCCGTATCTCAAGGCTGTCAACTCGTGTTTTTCGCCGTTGGGCATGAACAAAAACTGGAAGAACTATCAATAGCAATATCAAATATTTTGTTTTCATTCTATTCTCCTCACTTCTTTTCAAAATTCTCAATAATCCTTTTCGCTCGTTCCCTTTGTTGATGTGTGGCTTTATGCCTTCCAGATGCAATCATTTTTTGTCGCCACAGATAACGTTTTATATTTATCAAAAGCTTTCTTCCTGCATCTCGAACCTCTTTGGGAACGGATTCCTTTTCGACAAATTTATTGATCTGTTTATTATATTCTTCTACATTTTTTATCGGGTCGTTTATTGTGGTTAAATATCGGAATAACTCATCTCGATTATTTCTTAGTTTGTAAAACTTTTCCCAATGCTCTCTCCGTCTTTTTTCTTCTTCTGTAACCGTAGTCCTCACGCCAAGAGCAGACATAGCAAAGGCCAGAGCTGCATTTGCACCTCTACGCCGTGATTGCTGAAAAGTGCTTGTTGATATGGGCGCCATTCGGGTCAATTCATAATTAACAAACTTCATTATTTCCTGCATATCCAAAGGTACATCAACAACAACATCGTTTTTCCAATCTATGACAGCCTTGCCTTGCATCAACTCACCCATGTCCGTGGCCACCTGCAATAACGTAGAATTCATACCCCCCACCCTATCAAGGACACCAGAGGGTATCTTGTCTGCCTGTCCCGTGAAAAGATTACCCCAAATTTGCCAGTAGTCTTTGTCATAAGTGAGCATATCTATCATAATGTCTCTGTCTTTATCGTCCTTCAACCCCGTATTGACTTTGAATAAATCTCTAATATCTTCAACGGTTTCCGGTTTTTTGGGTGATTTTTTTGTAAATATTAATGTCCCGATTGTTGCCAGTGTTGCGGAAATAATCAAAGAATTGACTACGTTCTGCCTGGATCGATCCCCAGGCCCACCTTTTCCCCATTGGGCCAAAGCTTTAATGTTCGTTCTATAGTTCCCTTCGGCATATCCGGGCGCCATCCAGATAAATCGCATTAAAGTTGTTGTTGTGCCGCTTCGCCCAAAAAGACGCTCGTTCATCTCACCGTAAAAATTTTGTCCTTCCTTAATCGTATCGATCAATTCGGCATCTGTAAGATTTCTTTTTAATTTCGTTTCGCGTCTGGCAATGTCTTTCATATAAGCCTGAAATTTAAGCTGTGGTATATACCATCTAAAAAGCCAGCTTACGTAATTAAATGGCAACTGCGGAACCTTAAATGCGGCTCTGCCAAGTTTGGTTTTAAAAACTTTCATCGTGCCGGTTTTCTCAAACAACTTTTCAATTTGACGAACAGCCGCTCTTTCAATCTCGAAATGGCCCTCACCACCGATAGGCGTTCCGCCAAGTCTTATATAGTGTTGGTACGCCCTCTTAATCGTCGGGTCTTTGATAACTTTCGAGTGGGCATCTTTTGTGATTCTTACGGCATCCCTAACAGTGCCGGTAAATTTCTTGGGATTCATAAAGCCAAACCAACCATTGTCCGCAAAAGCCTGTTTGGTAACTGACATTTGATGAAAGGCACTAAACAAGAATTTAAAAGCCCTTAAATAATTATTCATCGACCAGAAAAATCGTCCAGTTTTATTCGTGGTAATTTTATTTATAGATAGCAGGCTGTTGATCAATCTTGCCAGGTCAGGTTCGGCCCAAATATTATTCCACACGGGATCACCCTCTGCTCCGATTAGCTTCCATCCTGCCGGTCGTTTCTTTTTGGGTGTCTGGCGCATAACGTATTTGTCTTTGCCGTCTTCTAAAAGTGTTTCCCTTAACCACGTGTTGGCTCGGATTCTTTCAATCGTTCCGATTTCAGATTTGATATTCGTTATCGGATTTGGATTTTTCAATTCAAGTCCGTAAATTGCCTTTGCGTCTGCATAAGTCCCAAATGTTTTGGGATGTAAGAACGATGTTGAATTTCTGAAATGATCTTGGAGTCTTTTCTTAACATCTCTTATATAATCTCTGTAAGCGTCGTTGTTTTTGTAAACACCCCTGAAATAGTCGTTTACATAAAATAGGTTAATCTCTGTCATCTCGTCGGCTGTCAAACCATCCCCTTTTCCGGTTTCCTCGGCATATCGTAAAAGTTTGCCATAAGCAATGTCAGCCGCTTCCTGGGTGACTGCCATAGTTCTTTCGTATACATTTCTCATTTCAGGTGAGACTTTATGAGTGGCTTCTTTCTGTAAATCTATCCCCTCTATATCTGTAGGATCACCCCTTGTCAGCATAAAATTATCAAGTTCGGCATTACTAAAATTCTTGTTCAAATATTGTTCTACATCACCGAAGGTTTTGTCCGATTTGCTGATAGCCCTATCCGAAAACTCAACCTGTTGTGCCTGAGCATGATGAAAGGCTTTAATAACGTCGGCGGCGACCTTAGAACCGTGTTTCCATTCTACAAGCTTTGCAGGTTCAACGACCTTCGCAATGGGAGTAATGGCCTTTTTTGTAGCAGCCACGACCTCTTTAGCTGAAGGGCCGCCGCCGTACATCCTTACTTTCTCAGGTGCTATTGTCTTTTCTGTCCCCTCATATTCAACAACAACGTGACCCTTGTTCTTTCCTTTCTCAATCTTCCGAACGAATGTTCCTGTACGAAGAGCATCATTCTTATCGTAAAAACTGACTTTCTCCTGTGCTTTAAATAAATCTCCCGTTTTGAGTTCCTTGGTCTTAAACATCCCCACACCTTCACGACCCACTACTGGCTTGGTTTCTTTTTTAATCTTGCCTGTCGGCATCTTGGCTTGACCGAGAAGTTCGGGAGATACTATTTGTTCGTGCTTAGCACCTGGGACTTTTTGGGTGGTGAGTTTCTTGGGCTGTAATTTTGGATAATCTTTATCCTTTATGCTTACGTATTTAAAAACCTTTTTAATGTCGTCTGGTAATTCAAGTTTTTTGGTGGATACCCAACCCCCACCATGTCGCGCAACAATGTTCCGTGCAACTCCAATGGGTATTTCTACGTCTTCATATCCACCACCCTGGTTGTCTCGTTTGTGCCCATCCACCAATAAACTCTTTTTCTCCTTCAATTCTGGATAATCCTTCAGCACTTCTGCGGGTACGGGCTTGCCAGCCCTAATCCGTTTTTTTATTGATAATCTATGACGTGCTTTTAATTGGTCTTCTGGAATTGCGTTTCTAATTTTTTCGCCAGTATCTTTATGATAAAAATATGCGTTCTGATCAAAATAATCTTTCCAAGTCATCTCCCAGGGTTCTTTTGCGGGCTGTTCTTTAATTTGTTTTTCAAGATCCCGTTCATACATTTGCTGCGTAATGCCAATTTTATCAATACTGTCGCCATGTACAGTTTTTACTTGAACTGGCTCTCCGTTTTCATCAATGGGGATTAAATTATATCCCTTACCGGTCTTTTTGGGTTCTATCCTGAACTGATAATCGCCTTCGGGCAGATTGTAAGGATATGATTCACCAAATCCGGGCAGTTTGTAAGGATATGATTCACCAAATTTATCTTTCTTCATTTCAGACTTAAATTTTACAATCTGCGGTTCTTCTTTCTTCGGCTTCTCTTTAAACCCTTCCCTCGCCTCATTCATTCTTTTTTCAAGCACTTCAACCGTAGACCCCGTGGGCACACCAAAAGTTGTTCCTTTCGCTTCTGGGTCGTTGAACATCAAAAGGTCGGGAAGTTCTGCAATGCCCTTCTGAACACCGATGTATTCAAGGTCGTGTTTCTTGATAGCTTCTTTTACGCCTGGCTTGAAAAGAACTTTCGCTTTTTCTGCAGGAATAATCTCTCCCCGATCAACCGTAATCTTATCAAATTCATCCAATTCATACCGTGTACCATCTTCCAGAACTATTTCCCCAGGTTCGGCTTTTTTAACTTCATAATCTTCCCCCCGAATCTTGACTTTAGCACCAACACCTTTCTTTGCAATTTCACCAGCCGTCATCTCCACGGGTTCGAATTTCTCAAAATCCTCGACCTCTTTCTCTCGGGCTTTCTCCTCAGTTTCTTTCACTTGTTTTCCAGTGGCAGGAAGTTCCTCTTTGGCCATCAATTTATTGATAAGATCATTCACGCTTTCAACCGGATAACCGTCTTCTTTTAATCTTTCCCACATTTGATCAAGGGTAAGACCATCTCCTCTGCGAACCCACAAGGGAAGTCTTTTAACCTCACCAGCCAGATCACCTTCTGATTTCAATCCACCATAATTCCTGACAAGATGCTGATAGGTCATCGGTTTTTTGCCTTCTCCCCATCGGCCTTCAATAAATTTCTCTGCGTCCTGCTCAGTTTTGAAGATAAATCCTGGGATAGCTCCCTGTTGTTTGTATTTAGAATAATACCCACCCAATGATCTTGCGCGTTGGCTTAATGCTTTGAATTGATCTTTATCAATTCTTTTACCGAGAGTGATAACATGTTTGTCTTCGCCAGTTTGAGAATGCTTAAAAATTTTTTTCTCAAATAATGGTTTTTCTATTTTCTCGGTCGCTACTTCCTCAATTGATATTTCTTTGGCTTCAGTTTTTTCTGTTTTCAACTCTTTTAATAATTGTTCGGACTGTTTAATATTCTCCCTTGCGGTCGTGATCATCTCTTTATCATTTTTGAAATAATCTATTTCTAATATTAATTTATTGGTTTTAATTCGATTTTTAAGATATTTTTCTGGATTATTCTGTAGTTCTTCGATGTCTGATTTTTCTCGAAGTTGCTTTGATTCTTCATCAATAAATCTTTGTAAATTGGAAGGCCACTTAGTTTTCGTTGATTTTTCCTCTAATCGTAATTCCTTGTCACTGGCTTCTGGCCTTGTTTTCTCTGGGCGTTGTATATTCTCGCCGCCTTGGTCTTCGCCTTCTTCAATGCCCTCTCCGGCGAGTACCCCTCTTTCTCGAACTCCTTCCTGAATCTCAGCTTCATCACCTCGTATGCGTAAGGCATCTTCTTCTCCTAAACCTTTTTTTTCCATCTCGGCAAGGGCTTCTAATACGGCTTGCCGACCTTCCTCAGAAGCACGAACTTTATGTAATTTTTCTAATGTAGAAACATTCTCCATCCACCATTGTTCATGTTCTGATAAAGGCTTTTCTTCATGAAGTTTCATCTTCTCAGAGATGGCTTCATTAATTTCGTTTAAATCTTCTTCGGTAATATTTTCAATTGGTTTTGAGCGAACATTCTTAGCGGCATTGGAAACTCTGTTAGCTACCGAGCGAACTGCTCCACCTGCACCTGCATGAACCAAACCCAATGCTGCACCCGCTAAAAATTCCTCCTTAAGATCAGTGCTTTGATAAGGCAGTTCCTCTTCGGAAAGTCCGTGGCGTTCTCTCATCTCATCAATGGCTTTATTCATCATCCAAGTCTGCGTTCCGCCCTGGATGACTTCTTCCAAACCCTCTACACTCGCGCCCAAAAGTTCGGCAATAACCCTCCCTGCCTTTGAGATCATTAATTTCTTTAAAGACTCGGAAAATACCTTCTTAGCTATTTCACGTTCAGGCTTTGTTTTGCCAAACCGGCTAAAAAGCCATGCCTGCTGAAGATACTCAACAGGTCCGGCTACTGCACCGTATCTTTCAGCCCACTTCTCAGTGATGTCTTTATCGATTCCTGTTTCGTTGGCATTTTTAACAAAATTTCCGGTCTCCTGACTCCCCATTACCAGAATACCACCCAAAGGCCCGTACGCTTTGCCAGCCACTTTTGCAGAAAGAAGCGTCGCCAAGTTACGCCCCAAAAGCACCTGAAGCTTATTGAATGACTTTGAAATTTCTTCCAGATTGAACTTTTTGGGAATCAAACTTGCTCCCATAGCCTTGTTCATTTCCGCATAGTCTTTTTCGCTCAGTTCGTTAGGCAGATTGTCCAGCCAATCGGCTGCCTTTAATAGTGCGGGATCAATATATTTATCCGAAAAACTTTCTGCCTGTTCTGGTGTAATTCCCAATTGTTCCTGTACTTCGGGACTGAGTGGTTTCCCCAAGCCCACGGTAGCGCCCCTGAGATGACTCGCTGCGGTTTCTGGAAATCCAGAAACCGCAGCCTTCATTCCAAGAAGAGGCTTAAAACCCGAAACACCTTTTTCTGTGCTTTTCTGAACATTAAAATCAGCCAGACTCATAGCCGCTTCATGCGTCAACCCCTCTTTTCTCCACTTGCTGTAGTCAGGATACAGATCGGGACGTTCCATCGCTATTTGATTTTTCTCAACATCTTCCCGTGGAATTTCCGGTTCCTTTGGGGCGAGAATCTGATCAATGATATTTGTCGGACGTTGAAATTCCTGGTATCTCTGAGAATATCTACGTTCGGCCTCCATCACATCTCCTGCTTGACCGAACACCTGGTCGTATAATGTATTGAGATCAGATTGATCTTGTTTTTTAGGGGAAAGGATCGACACTATTTACCCTTTCGACTGAAATAAATCACATCGTCCAAATCCATATTTAAAGGCTTTAATCTTTCATTTATCATGGCCTCAAGTTCTTCACGGGGGACATCCAGTTCACCGTTTTGCCATTGGTTCATCAATTCTGAAGCGATAGCCGTACCCTCTGCAACGGTTCGACTTAATTGACCAGGGGTTATGTCTAATCCACTTTTTTGAAGTCTGTCAGCTTCTCTTAAAAAGAAAACAGAATCCGCATAAGCAGCCTGAGTTTGTTTTGCTATGTCCCTCAAATCTTCTGAATATTTCGGAACAATTGGTGCATCCCATTCGGTGCCTTCTTTTTTTGTAGCACTTAAAATATTTTCCGCTTCTTTCATGCGGTTGATATATTCTTTTTGTTTATCAGAACTGCTTTTGCCTTTTTTGCCTTCTTTCGGTGCGTATTTATATTGTCTTAAACGAGCCAGTTCATTAAGTTCTTCTTGGGAAGCCTGACCCTTTGAAGCCTTTGAAACCAAATAAGCATAGCGCTGTTCACGTGCTTTTTTGAAATCATATTTTTCTTTTTCAGGAAATATTGACTTTTCCCCAGGATGAAGTCGGTCGTACATCAAGCTGTCTTCGCGGGTCGGTTGTGTGGCGAGATTTAAAAGATTCTGATCTTTCATCACGTCAAGTTTTGATCCAGGGCTTGAAAGCTTTTCTATGCGAGACCTATACAAAGCTCTCTCATTCGGAGTCTTAAACCAAAGCGTATCGCTCTCAGGAGAAATGAATTGATAAGGTTTCTCTCTCATCTCCTGCTGTCTTAACATTCGCTCCCAGGTTTGTTGGAGCCTGGTTTTCTTTTTGGTCTGGCCGTTCATCGATTCCCCAATTGTGTCCTCATGTTTTTGATTCTCTGACGATATGATGTATCTGTTCTGAAGGGAGTGCTGGCTACAATCTCAGCCTCTGGTATTTGACTAATCAGCATACCGATTTCATTTTCATTAAGTCCCATATCCATCAGACCACCGATAAACTGTTCAGGCGACATTCCGGCGCCACCCTGATAAGCTTCAATCAAACCCATTACGTTGGGTTTAATATCTTTCTTTCCCATCCGATTATAATAAGCCGTCCTTGCACCCAAAAGCTGTTGATTGAGCAGATTCGAAGCCAAACTTCCAGCAGCACCCGCCAAACCACCGAATAGCTCACCCTTGGCCTGTCTTTCTCGTTCTCTCTGTCCTTGATCATATTCTGTTTTCAATCGTGCATATTCAGTAGCAGCCTCGGATTTGGATTGAGCGTTCGCCATAGCCATCTTTCTGGAAGCTTCGGACAGTCTGTCCGCATGTTCAGTATCAAACTCTGCCAACTTACCAGCGCCCGCAATACTACCCAACATTCCCATTTTAGCCAATCGGCCCCGGTACCCTGCTTTGGCCTGTTGGGTCAAGCCTCCCGTTGTACGGGCCACATCACCGATGACTTCTTGTTGATAGCGAGGGGTATAGACTCCTTGTTTCATCAATTGTTGTAATCGATGAGCATAGGGAAGCGTTTCAAAACGGGGTTCTTTCTTGCGAGTAAAATAACTAAGTAAAGAGCTTCCCGCCTTAACTGCCGCTGGTACCCACATTGGGATTGCCATTATTTTGTTTCCTTAATTTTAAGATCGTTTAACATCTTTATTTGATCGTACGCAAATTTACGTGCTTCTCCCGCACGATCAGCCCGTTCGTCCACCAACCATGCCTTTGCTTCTGCAAGATCAAGAAGAATATTATGAAATGATTTATTGATTATCGGATCCACCAAATCTGAAACTTCCGGCGGTGGTTTCAGGTAGAATATATCTGCAGTGGTTCCCTCAGATGTTGTGCAGAGGACATATACTCTCGACTTCCATACGTAATAATAAATGTTCGTATTTGAGTAAGCCCTGACCGATGTTTCAAGTTCTTTTAATTTTGAAAGTTCTGTTCGTGTTGCGTATAGGGCTCCCGATCCCCCAGGGGCTACTTTGACATTCGTAATACCCGCGGCACCCCTTAATATCGAATTACCCGAATTCAAACTTGAAATAGCAATATATCCACCCGAAGCATCTTGATCTTCGTCAACATCCGTCAATTCATCCAGATAACCTTCATGAAGAAGCGTGGCCAGCTCAAACTGAGCCTCGGAAATGAAGTCCATCAATTGTACTTCCGTAAAGCGATCTTCATTATCTTCGAGCCTAACTTGTAATTTTTCGACCAACTCTGCTGTGATATCCGCACCCATATTCTACCTTCATTCTTATTTCCAAAATAACCCGTTTAAATCAACGTATCCGTTAATTTTTTTATTTCAGGCATAACACCATATACGATTTTCAAAATTCCCCTTATTTCGCATTTTGAATACCCATACATTAATCTGTCGGATCGACTTCTATGCCGTAAATTTCCCAATATGACTTATTCTTAACCTCATCCCTGATTTCGAGTATAAAATCCATACACCGTTTCCGCAACGCAACACCTTTCGTGGTTTCAACAATACTCGCTGGCAGTGGTTTTGATCTTACGGGTATATCATCAACACCATCCACATACATATTCACTCTCAGGGGAACGGCTGATTTATACTTAACCCTTAAAATTCTCACCGGCTCTTTTCTTTTGGATGAGACACGAAATCGTTTCGATTTATACCCTGCAATAACACTCTCCCGTGCGAACGTAGAATATAATGTCTGCGTGTTTTCGTTATAGATTAAAGCCCGTCCGTCAAAATCTTTCGATGCAATGTCGATATAATGGGATGTCAGTTTCTGCTCCCAGGCTTGTTCGACAATATCGAAAGACCATACTTCCCCATTTGGAAATTGGAATATAAACTCATTCTCAGCCTCATCGTAAATTCCGATTATGTTCGGCATCCCATTTTCAGGATCGAGAGCGAGATACTTATCGTTGATCGGTTCTGAAATACGATTTTCAATCAAAGGCGTTTCGTCCGCAGCAGCCACCAAGTTGGCGTCAACCACATAAATCCCGTCATAGGAAGGCATGGCAATCCGATGACCTGATTGAGCCAAACCATTAGGAGCCAGATTCCCCCTGTTGAATCGTGCCTCCTTAAATCCCCATGTACTCATATCAATCAAATCCACGATATCCATTTTGAATATGGCATGTTTTTTAAATATCATTGGGGATCCGAAAGATGAGCCAATACCCGTGATCGGACCGCCCTCTCTGTCCAAACAGGCTTTGACTCTCGATACCGGGATAGCATCATAACATTCTGGATAAGAAAAGGCTCCCCAATCATCATGCGATTCATTCTCTCCACCAGGGTCGAGCACGATATCGGCTAAACACAAAAGTTCTTTAACTATAACTGCATACTGGCCATTAACATTAATCGAAGGCTCACCCTGATAAGGATGTTCTTCTCCATCAGTGAGGTTATTATCAAAAAAATTGTAAGTGGCAATCCCGCCTGACCAATTAATCAGATAACTCCCGTCTATCATCTTAGCCAATTTCCACGAAACATCAGATTTGGTAGACCAATGGACATAACACAAAAAAGCATGGCCGTAATTTTCAAGAATCATGTTTGAACTATTATCTAAAAGAATTACAGAACCTTCATATCCTTCTCCCGTAGAATCATAGTCTAATATTATCGCTACATCTTCACCGGCAAAACCACCTCCTTCATCGGTACCGCCTTCCGCTACCTTAACATCATCTTCATAAAGTCGCCAATCACAATTCCAAAAACCATAGTCTACGGTTTCACCTCCCACATCTGCCCAAGCCGTCGTCGTTGCAACTAATGTCGTTGAATTCAATTGAGAAGCTATCGTGCCAATCGTCCAATAGCCAGGCCCAACCTTATGAGCTAAATGAACTTTATACGTATGTGACTCTAAATCCAATTCGTACTCTAAATCGGGAAGATAGACAACCTGATCCCCTGTATAGGCTCCGTCAGTTCCCGTGTGTGCTTTTCCTGTATCTCTCGTTAATTCAACGGTTTGAATTCTATAATACGTGCCATTAATAGAATCCGAACGATAAACATTTATCCCCGTAATTCTTTTATTGAAAGAGGTTGCTATCATCGAAAAAGCCAATCTCACATGGAATTCGGATGTGCTTTTTTCAACAATAATTGGATCCTCGGATAAAAGACTTTCCTGCACACCGTCATATAGAAAGGCAAGTTTATAATACCAATATTCTTTGCTTCCCGTATCGCCAGATTCCGCAGCAGCAAACGCCCCGCCTGCAATAGCAGAACCAGACGCACTCAGAGAAGCTATATTGGGTTTGGTAAGCTGAGAATTATATGCGAAAAATCCCTTATCATAATCTGTTCCTTCTATATAAAGTCCATCGAAGTAATCCCTGTCAATATACCCGATCCAAATGGGCTGCCCACCAGATACATTTCCAGGCAGAATTCTCAGCATGTTATCCGCATGAATGATAGGATTCTTTGCATATTTGTGATAAAACGTTCCCAGAGTATTTTTCAAAAGCGTGTTGATGTTTTTCCACTCCCCATCGTCCCAATATTTCAGGGTAACAACGTTTGTAGAAGAGTTAATGATCACAACAATCGTCACATGATCCACCCCATCAGTCAGAAAATCCGATAAATTAGGATGAACAAACACAAACATATTCTTTATAGACTCGCCAATTTCAGTGTCATAAGCACTCTCTACCCAATATTCGTGATCCGTCCATGCCTTAGAGTCATCCCAATTCCCACTTTCGATCACGTCCATAATGGCCAATCGATCCCCAAACCCGAACGTTTTCATCAATTTCCCATATTTGGCCTTCATATTCTGTAGAGAACTTGGGGTTTCCTTCGGGATGTCCCCAAGATCAGCATTTGAAATCGGGCCTGTGAATTGATCTATTTCAATGTATTTCGACATTAAAGAGCTTCTCCCAGTGAATTGGCCACGTATTTAAAACCGATCATAATTACATAAGCATCTGATGTACAAGTATCGCTTGCATGATCTCCGTCACGCATCACATCCAGGGTTATGTAATAATCCGTTGCGCCGATGTCAGAAGCCGATATAGTCCAAGTGTCGATATTCAAACCCTTAGACGTAGATGAACTTGTTTTGGTGGAAGACGAAGAAGAACCCGCTATGGATGTATCTTCATTTTCAGTCCGTGCAAGATGCGTCACAACCCATTGAACATCATCCGATATATTATTAGTAGCCCAAAAAAGAACTACTGTAGCGTCTGCGCTTGTATCCATGTTTTCAGGTATGCCAATATTTGCACGGATCGCCTTATCTGCACCGTCGGCAAATGACCAACCTTTACCATTCCCCCAATTAGAGAGAGTGGCTGCCATGGTGCTATTTTCTCTTAACTCATTCGCCCCAAGCCATATTGTTTGATAAATTCTGGCCGTACCATGTAAGCTTAATTCGCCATCGGCTGCAAACTGAGCATAATTTGTAGTCCCACCGTCGCCTATTTGCGTATTATCGCTGGCATCAACATTTACCACACCATTATCAAGTTGTGTATCTGAGTTCTGTGTGTGTTTTTTAGTGATCGCATCTGACGCATCCGAAACAGATAATCCACTATCATCGGGTAAACCGTTTGCGTCCGCATCCATCAGATTATTCTCTGTGATCGTAGATGTATGATCCGAACTTGAGTCTATGGCGTGGCTTCTGTCGTGTAATTTAGAATGGTCATAACTTGATTCATGGGTTGAAACAGCACCGGCATCTTCATAATCGGAATCGGATTTACCTGAATCTTTTGGTAGTCCGTTTGCGTCAAAGGATACGAAATTATCCTCTGTTGCACCCGAAACTCCATTATGATCGTCGGTTCCGTCAATATCATGTTTTCTGTCATGTTTCTTCGAAACAGCATCTTCTATGTCAGTGCCAGCAGAAGTAATGTCCACGTGTGCATTTACGGGTATTAAGTTAAGAGCATCGCTTACATTGGCCGAATCGGTAACATCGGCATTCGCTTCGATCCCATCGAGCTTTGCCCCATCTACTGAAATGTCTCTGTCGTCAATTAATATCAAATTATCAACAGTTAAAGTATCTTGGAGATTTCCCCCACAGATCAACGTATCTGAAGTATTGACCATTAAAACAGTATCGGTATTTTGAGTGTGTCTTTTAGAAACCGCATCTTCAATATTGGCGCCAGAAGATGTGATGTCTGAATGTGCGTTTGCCGTTATCTCCTCATGGGCATCTTCAACATCTTCGATGAAGTTTTCAACCTGAGTACCCTTCGTTAATTCCCACCAAACTACTTTGCCATCAATTGCGGCAATCTGATACCTTCGGCTTTTATAAATACATAGGGTGACACTATTCTTACTGAGTTCGGAAACCCGCACCGATGCTGGATTTTTCCGAAGCAATCGATATTTGATCTGCCCGAAAGAAGAAGTGGCAAAAATGAGAAAAATGAGTATTTTAATTAGTCTTTTCATCTTTAGATATTGTTTGAAAATACCTGTAATTCATAATCTAAATTAGATGTATCCGCCACACTCCCATAGGCCCCCACACCAACCACCACAGTCACAGTACCCGCCACAAGAGTCACCGATTGCCTGTGGAACGCCCAGTCACATTTGGAAATTATGCTTACTTTTGGTGTCGTTGTATAAGTTTTAGCAAGGGTGTGTGTTACTGTATTTAAATCAAGAGGATCATCGGGCGCCGGAGAAGGACTCGGCGTACCCGAAGAATAAGCTTGAATCTCTACGAGCCTTCCCCCTCCGAAATTTGTTAATATCTGCCATGTGGAACCATTATATAAAATTGCGTCAAACTGCTCACAGACGACCCCTCCGTAAGTTCCGGCTTCGTTTATATAATAAAAATCTCCCGAACTCGGGCTACCCGTGACTATATCTCCGTTGTTCAACACGCCTTTCCAAGTAAGTCCGGCAAGCATGTAATTGAACAACTCATCGAACATGCTGTTTAATTTAGACCGTACCGACGCTCCAGAATCATTATTATTTATAACTTGCCGTGCCATTATTTAAGTCTCCGCTATTCTTCCTTGCTTTTTTCCCAACGATATTCTGCACCAGAAGCTCCGTCAGCAGGTCTTACAACGATCAACGAATCATTCCTTGCATCCCACTTCGGAACATCTTGTGCGTCGGCAGCAGAACCAAGAAACGTGATGGTATAACTATCTGTGGATTTTGCCCCTGGAATTAAAACCGTATCTTTTACTGCCGTACCACTAAATGAATCTCTTCCAGACGCCGCATTCGTCAGCGAACTCAATACAGCACCGGATATATTTGTTATATAATTATTTTTGACATAATTACTATCAGACCCAGCGATTCCCTTTATAAAATTGGTTGGGACATCACTGGAGTCACTCCCAACCATGTTATTAGTAAATACATTTCCATCCCCAGCACCGGAAAAGTATATAACATGGGGATATGATGACCCACTGCTCGATGCAACATCTTGCAGAAAGTTAAGAGCGATAAGGTTATCATCAGCGCTTTCATCTAATCGGATTTCATAAACAGAACTCCCTCCAAGTAAATTTCCACCAATTATATTATCAGCAGCTGATGTCCGAATACCATAAGAATCACCCCAGGCCAGATTCCCCCAGACAATAGACTTTCCACCATTTGGCCTGATTGATCTGGAATCCTTCAAAACATTGAATGATATGATCGTTCCAGGACCGGAGCTAATTATAGCATCTTTGCACCCATAGAATGTATTGACTGTAATCGTCCCCCAATCCCAATATGCTTCAATGCCAGTATCTAAATTATTAAAATGGTTCCCGTATATAGAATTCCCTCTCATGGTCGTACTGTTTGTACCTGAAATCCCATGCGATCCGCCAATATTCCCATCCCCTTCAAATGTATTGCCCTCAACAACATTTCCTTGACAGGGATTAGAACCATCTGTACTAAAAATTATTCCTGCAATATCATAGCCGAGATTGTCAGGGATATTCTTGAAATAGGACTTAGAAATCTTATTGTAATAAGTATCTATAAAGATTGCACTTGAATTGACTTCCTGCTCTCTTGTCAATGTAAAAGTACATCCAATGACTTTGTTAGACCTTCCTGAATGCAGCCTTAAATGCACATAATCGATCGAGTCCCACCTACAATTTTCAAAATACCAGTACCACGGACTATCAATATTTATTCCATAATGCTCTGAACCCTTGAAAGCACAATTCTTCATAGTAATGCAGTGTGTCGCAGCTGCATCATCATCATGAATGAGATTAAAATTGGTTTTATCGTGTTTTGGGTGATTTCTATTCCCATCCCATGTCAATCCCTCAAACGTACAACTATCGCCATTAATAAAGCAAAAATAGATTGAATAAGCCGAATCACATTCGCATTTCAATGTCGTAAAATGGCCCACGTACTTCACTCCACTGCTATCAAACGTGATCTTCTTCATCATATACGTAACCCAGGGCTTGTAGCTCATGTGTCGGCAGATATTCGCATCTATTGCACGTTCATGATTGGTCTCATTGTCCGTGGACCCATCACCAACGACTCCCCACCATTCCGGGAAACACACTTCATTGCTGATTTTGCCCGTAATAGTTAAATTGGGGCCAAATATCTGATACCTTCCTGCATTGATGTAGCAATTATCTAAATGCAGTGTTTTGGCATTACCCGGAGAGATTTTACCACCCATGGGGATATCCAAAGTAACATTAGCATCTACCGTATCGTCGGTTGAAAGACCAATCACATCGGGGATGAGTAGGGTTGCAGTATCGGACGCAGCTTTCGTCAAAGCAGCTCCGAGGCTATCGAAACCGTCTACGGTATAATAAGCATTATATTGATAGGCGTATTTAGTCTCTTTACCTCTATATGATTGACCAAAAAGTATCGAGGCAAATAATAGTGTAAATATATATATTCCAAATCGTTTCATTTTATTTTCTCCTCAAGAGCTTCGATACGTTTCTGTTGATCTTGAATGACACCAATCAAGTAGGTTATCATCCGTTTCTGGTGCCAGTCTTTAGGATTTCCTTCACTGTCATAGGCTGTGATAAGTTCTGGCAACACCCTAGCCACGTCCTCGGCAACCAATCCATAATCGTGCATTCCGGCGACCGCACTTTTTTCATTCCAGTCAAATTCAACGGGACAAAGCATGTTTATTTTGATTGGGTCTAACTTCCATCCCTTAATATTGTTTTTATAGATTCTACTGGAAGCATCCTCAACAATTTCATCTGTATTGGCTACTCTATACAATGTTTGTCCAGTTCCCGTGTCAAGCCCTTGCATAAAAACATCACCATCAGAAGCATTTACTATAAGCGCACTATCTTCATTCGCTGATTGAACACGGAAATCCACATCACCTCCATTACCATTAATCTCGAAGTAGTCTTGGGAGTCATTCTCTAACATATCGAACATTAATACGTCGCCAGTTTTTAGATAAAATCGGTCATTCGCAAATGCAAAGTACGTATCGGGGTCGCCATTATGCTTAACTGTCTGGTCAAAACCAACCTCTGCACCAATGACCTGAAATGGATAATCAGGGTTTGCCGTACAAACACCAAGCCAACCTTTCGCTGTTACGACAACACTACTATCCCCAGGGTTGCCGTCGTCATCGTTGATAGCTTGGAATAAATTGCCAGTCGTTTTGTTACCATCAATCTTTAACCCAAGGGCACTGCCAGACGTGTTAATATCAACTGGACCGATAAAATCAGGAGCCGTACTAAATACTATATTGGTCGAAACAGTACCCGTCGTACCCGTTGCATTACTCAAATAATTAAGTTGTGTTCTGGTTGTGGACAAATCATCAATGACCTCTAATTCAGCCTCATTTATAACGGCGTCGCCTATGGCAATTTGAGTTGTAAACAGTGGGCTGTTAAGCGGTGCCAAACTGGCCGTTGAAGTTGGAAAAGTATATGTCTGCGCGGCGGTTCCAGAGAATGTATATCCGGCATAGGCAGGAGCCGTTGTAACCCCACCACTTAAAAGAGGCTGTCCGGCGGCCACATCAGCAAGTTTACCATAAGTCTCCGCGGCAGTGGCATATAACAAGTCCCCGACTGCGTGAGATTGTCCGGCGAGTGATGTTAAGTTTGCGTCTAATCCTTGCCCGCCGATTTGAGTCAATACATTTGCCGGTGTTTTAAATTCCAAAGCAGAGTTATCGGAATTGGAGCCCAGGATATAATTATTCCCACCCGAAGTAACAACGCCATAGGTGTTGTCGGCTGTCGTTTCGAGGATAGAAACGTCTGCTTCTGTCAACCCTGCAATACTCGCCAGGGCTGCATGAGCATCCTGAAAAGCAGTTGCTTCCTCTCCATCCAATAGATCGGCGTTTAAATTTGTGTTGACTGTGGTAGACGTTATTGAGAAAGGTGAGGTTCCAACTGGTACTCCACTAACCCATTGACCCAACTTATTTACTACGGAAGAACTATCTCCAGCGACACCGTCATCATCATTTATAAATTCTGCAAGATTGCCAGTTGTCTTGTTTCCGTCAACAGATATACCATTCGCACTACCATATAGAGTAAGAGCTAAATTACCGGACGAGGAAAGGCTCATTCTCAATTGTGTGTCATTATACCACCCGAAAAGCTTCTTTCCAGCACCAAAGGGAGACCATGTTGTAGCCGTCTTTTCGCCAGCAGAAAACTTCATAACATAATCGGTAGGCGTGGCTTGGGTAGATGCGCCAGCCAACCATAGACCTTCTACATCGGCTGCCTTAGTAAGACCAATTAATCTTAACCCCCCATCGCTACCATCATTAATACTGAAATTAGCATAGGCATCAGAAGAACTCAAACCGGTCATACCATGATTGAGACCATCTTTTCTAAATTCTACCTCTTCAGACGACTCGGCAACATAAGTCGCCGTGTCATCCTGACTCCAATAGGTGTTCACCCCACTAAGTGCAGTTCGTAAGGCAGAAGCCGAATCTGTTAGCGCGCTTCGGGTCGCCACATGACCTGTAGCATGGCTGGTTGAATCGGCAATGTTTACTTTTTTATTTATTTCTGTCCAATGATTAGAAGCCGTGTCCGTACCAGCAGAACGTGTCATATAATGATTTACTGCATGAGATGTAGAATCTACTTTGTTAACTTTGGAATCAATCTGCGTCTGCACGTCCGAGGTTACAGAGGACAAATAGCCTAATTCGGTCGCGGATACATTCGTTTCATAGCTCTTGGCAGAAAAATCTCCGGTAGCCTGGACTTTCCCGTCTGTCTTTATTATCAAAGACTGATTTCCAACCTTAATGGGGTTATCTGATACTATTCGAGTCGTGTCTCCATCGTCATACCAATAAGAAGAGTCTGCCTTGGAGTCATCAGTAACCATGAATCTCTTACTGTACACAACCTGCCATCTCTTATCGGGGTGTGCAGAATCATGACTCCCATCATCAACGGGTTCAATAGAACCTTTAAACCCAATAGAACCTCCCTTCCCTTTCATTACATCTCCAACCCGGGTCGTGTCATCTGCATCGGAGAAATAATCTGATAAAACAGTATCGGCAGTTGCATTCCCGTTAGCTTCTAAATCACCATCTACATAAAAATTATTAGATAGTTCAAATCTACTATTCCCGTCGTCCCACTTGAAGCTTTCAGCCGTAAAACTCCCATCATCGGCAAAATAGAGAATTGCATCATGGTCGCCCGTCGTGGTATCACCAATAGTAACTGTCTGAAGCGTGTAGACCCCTCCAGATGTATCCACCCAAAATGCCTGAGTTCCCTCATCTTTTATTTCGATAAAATATTTTGACCTCGAAGCATCAATCCTAATCGTATCATTGTCCGCAACCCAGGCCGTCGCTGAATCGACTATTCCGATTTCAATCTGATAATAGTATTCATTGATCGTCACACTGTCGGCCGTAAGTTCGGTCGCATGAAGGCTATCTACTTGAAGTAAAACAGCGTAAAGATCGGCCACATGAAGGCTATCTATCCCCACGATATAACCAAATCCCTTTATCCATATCGTGTCGTTCGTGGCATAGACAAACTTATTCCCAAGTCTTCCCTGACCCATGGCCGACTGACCGAACAAAAGGATAAGGATTGCTAAAAAAATGAATATCTTCTTCATGGCTTTTCCTTTAATAATTATGTACTTGACAAACCACCTTGTTTTTTATTCCGTTGTTAAATAATAATTGGGAACAGATTTTAGTTCATAGGCTATGATACCATAAATAATTTTAAGCATTGTAGATTGTTCAAAAGGCCCATCGGGTAAATCTCGGCCCCTTTTCCATGTTTCCCCTGGTCGTTCCATGCGATTGCTTACAGTACACCCTATATAGCCTTTGTCGTTATTTGGTTTTCTGATACAAATATTGTATCGACTGCAATGAGTATATAAGAAAACACGTAGTCGTTCTTCTTTTGTACCTTGATCATTAATGCCATAAATAATAGATTTGCCATTTCTCCAACTGATATTTTGTATCCATTTGTAAAATTCTGGATATGCGGTCTCGACAAACCTCTTGTCTACCAATTTGACCTTGTGGTCTCTTTCAAACATTTCACGAAAATGCTTTTTTCCATCCACGACATATTCCACGGGGTTTTCTGCTGATACTTTTTTTTCAGACATGATAGGTGTCCTCCTGTTATGGATTTGTCAAGTACATAATTATTTGTCTTCTTTAATTCTCGATGATCTCTTAATTCCCTTCTTGATTTTCCCCATAACGTTCTTCGTGTGCCATTTATCATTTTTCCAATATGTTATAACTGCTTTTTTTGCTTTGGAATAAACAGTGGTATCGCTAAGACTGACCATAAAAATGGGTTCATCAAATTCATAAGTAATTTTCGCATCAGACTCATGCCTGTTCCCCCTGGGTGTGCCATGATACTCCTCTCCGTTAATCTCCATACAACTGAATTCCACCACGAAATAGACCTTTTTCTTCCCCTGACCGAACAGAGGTATGGCTATTAAAAGAACAAGACATAGAATTCTTTTCATCTTTGATTCCCCTGTGGCCAAATACGGATGTTGTGATAAGAGGTGTCCTCATCATCGTCTGAACCGCCCTTCTTCAGAACTATCCGAATGCCGTCGTATACTCTGAAATTGACAAATAAAGGATCAATGGGATAAGTGTTAAAAGCATAAGCAGTCGTCAGCGAGATTGTTGCCACTCTTACAGAATCGGCATACTCTGTGCGATAATTTGTCAATCCGGTAAGTAATTTTCTTGTTATCCCATAGGCTTCAACAGTCAATGTGTCCGTCGCAGACCCAACCTTGGCAAGAATAGAATAATCTACCGGCCCTATATGCCGGTTCAGCGAAGTCGAGTCATTGTTCATGTTGAAATAGAAATCCCGAACTACCCTGGTTTGGGTAAACAGCGTATCCATCACCATGTATTGAGGACAATCCACGAAATTCTGTCCCAATAAAGGCATTGCTATTATCATGAATAACACAACCACATAGTTTCTCATCTTCAAATCTCCTTATTCTGAAAAATAACCTTCAATGTTATCGACGTTATAAAACATTTCCTCTTCAGTGCGGCCCAAAACATCCTCAACAATTTTCTGATTTGCTTTCATGATGTTATATTTCTTTGTTGCTGCTTGAATTTCTTTTTCCCATCTGTTTTCATAAATGGTAGCCTGATCATATTTTTTTTCCATTTCAAATACTGTAAAAATGACATAATAAGCTAAACTCCTGTGTTCAACTACAGGAATGATCGGGCTGTCCGCAGTAGCAGTTTGATAATAGTGATACCATCGCCCCATATAACCATGACTCGATGGCTTGGGGATCAATCTATATGTAGTTCCTTCAATCTGGTAAGCTGCCGGTATTCCGGTTTTCAACACACCAGATGAACGATAAATTTCAACTCCACTTTTTTCATGAACGGGTTCTATTTTATTCCCTTCCCACTCAAGCTTGATAAATTCATAGCCAGTAAATCCCGTCGGGAGATCATAGGTGTCCGAAAGAGTACCTTCGTTAAGGTCTTCCGTGCTTACTTTATCATGTTTCCAAAGGCAATGGGTCTTTTCAATGAATTCATTCTCAGCTTCCCGAAGCAGACTAATAAAGTCATAACCCAACACACCCGTTTTTCTCGTAACGTTGTTTTTTAATGTTGCAAAAGTCATTAAGATTACCCTTAACTTTATGGCAGGAACCGTTAAGCTCCTGCCATATTTTTCTCTTAGTAAGTTGCGACACCAATCCCACCACCCGCGGCTGCCGCCGGCTGGTTCGACCAGACAACATCATTATCAGCCTCTGCATCGATCTTGGTAAAACCGACCGTAAGGCAATCCAGCATACCGATATTGCCCGTATTGGGCTTTGTTCCGATAAACCAGGAGGCACAGATATTGGCATGAGTATTGGCTCTCCATACCGCAAAAACGCATCTCTTGAAAATATCAATGCCGTTCAGAGTAGCAGCGCCGGAAGTCTCAAACCCGCCGAATGCAGTACCGGCGGACACTTGCTGTAGAAAGGTGCAATCAGTAAAGAAATTCTGTGCCGTTGCACCCGAGAGATGAATCCAGCAAGCTGCATTGTCCCCAGCATCATAAGAACTCGACCCGAAAAAACAGTTGTTGAAAACGGTTTCATCACCACTGACCCTGATCTCTAAGTCAGACTTATAGGCATTGGCAGACTGCGGAGAACAGTTGAAATGACAGTTTATAAACGCATTCCTTGGGCCGGATAACTGAACGGCCGACACTTTAGCAGTGGCACTCACAGGATCACCGTCGTTTTCAGGGCTGTTATAGAAATCAATATTGATAAACGTGTTGTTCTGGCCCGTCAAATAGATAAGGGTAACCAGTGAATCCGCAGCACTCGTGTGCGTTACGCGCGCTCTGCCGAAATAAGCATTGGGAGCTGCAAGACCAATAACGGTAATGCCATATTTGGCCCATGCTATTCGTGTCGTCATTGTCGATGAATTACTGGAACCCGAAACAGCGCCAGAAACCAATATGATACCATCACCAGCACCCGAAGTACAAGCATTATAACCATAAGTCAGGCTCGCGAACGCATTATCATGGCATTTGCCATCCAAAGTAGAAGAATCAGTACCATTGGCAGGGTCAACCCAAAACCATGTGCCCCCGATCTTCGGCAATTGCATCCCTTGAAAATCACTTGCGGTCAACTTCGCTGCATCCATCCATCCGACATATTGCCGAACTGAAGCTGGATGTTGGGCAAACAGAGGGATCGTAATCATAAGAATAAAGATGATTGGAAGAAATCTCTTCATAATCAGATACTCCTTATTTAAGTAACAGGCAAGCATTTAAAACCTGCCTGTTACGATTTTGATTATTATGAAGCAGCTATCTGACAAGGTTCCCGATAGAGCAAAACCTTTATAAGCGCTGCCGCTGCCGCTGCGTTAGCTTCCATTGCTATCGCACAGCTCTTAATGTTTCTCGTTGTAGATTCAGATGTGCCGTTGCAGACAAAATACGTTCCCGTGTTTAACAATTCGAGCTGGTCGTCTACTGCACAGGTATAAGCGTAAGCCTGTGCAACTATACCCATTTCCTGAAACTTCGATATTTTGCCAGCACCGCTCGTTTCAAGGGCGACTACCACTCTGTTGTTGTTCATGCTTGCCTCTGTGGCTGGGGCAATAGCACACTCGCCATACGTACCGTCATAATCAATCACATAGGGTACGCCGAGCGTTACAGCTCCCACATGATACAGGGCGACTTTATCTTTATCATCTTGATCTGTCCAACGATGTCCTGCGAATTTTGCATGTTCCATCTAAGAGTCCTCCTTTAAGTAATCGTTACGGGATTCTCAGGAGCACTTACAATAACACCCTGATACGCCCTGTTCGACACGGTAAGTGCACCGTACCACGAAATTTTCGACGCAAACGCTTCCTGTCCAGTCGTAACCTCTTTGAACGGACCGACCGTAAAATTGAAGTCTTTGTGATGTACAAACTGAAGATACTTAGTGTTCAGGAAGTAGATGTGCCCAGATGGACAACTTGAATCCGCAACCATCTCAGCTTGATCGAAATCCAAAAGACTGAAAGAACCGTTGACATGATTCTTTCCCTGATACCTGTTCTGCGTTCGGAGTAGGTTTTCGTAAGTACGCCACGTCTTTTTTGTGGTAACTATCAGGTCCGGGTGTTCGTTGTCGCTGCACAACTCATCGTACATAGCGCCGATAACTTTTTCCATGTAGTAATCGTCAGTAGGATTAATCCACTGAGCGTATGTTTTCCCAGACAGAGACAGGTATCTCGACTGCCACCAGTCGTATTTTGAATCAGACGGATCAATGCCAGCAAGCGAGGCGCTGTAATTCACGATAATGTCGTACAGGTTAAAAGGCTCCGTAGAGGCAGCCGCAGAATTCTTAAACATCATATCCTGCATACCCCGCCTGAATGTTTTCGCAAGGTTCTTAGAGCCGACATCCAGAAGCTTCAATATCGCTTCCTTGCCCGTGTTCTGCACCCTGATCTGTTTTTCGGAAAATGCAATCGTATCCACAAGATGCGCCCAAGTGAAATAGGCGGCCGTTGCGAATTCTTTCACTCTATATTCTACCTTGTCCCATTCTGCCATCCAGATAGGACGATCATCGCCGTACTCAAGTAGTTGTTTGATTTGATCACCACCGGAAACAGGCTCGGAACTGCCAAGCAATTTCTTGGTCAAGTAATTTGTATTTATAATCTGGTCGATGATTCTTGGCCTTAGATGATCTCTGGTAAGAACAGTTAGGGTATCAAGGGTTTTGGTCAATGTGGGATCAGCCATCGAATATCTCCTTAAATGTTATTCGTTCATAAGAGCATCGAAATCACTTGACATACGGTTCATTAGCTCTTTATCGTCTTTCGGTTGATCTTTGTAGGTTTCCCGTTTAGCTGTTTTGCCGCTGGCAGTGGTTTCGTCAGTAGGCTCTATTTTTTTATCGGACTTCAGTTTCTTAACTTCTTCGTTTCGCTCTTTGAGTTCTTTTTTAAGCGAAACGATCTTTTCCTTCTGAGAATCAATTTGACTCGACATTGCATCAAGAGACCTTATTCTATGCGCGGTATCCAGGTTGATAAAGTTGCCCGTTTTAACAGCGTATTCGTCAGCGAAGTCGATAGTCTTCTTGAGTTCTTCGTCATTGGAATAATCAAACGGGGAATCTTTTATCTGTTTCAACCCGATAAGTTCTTTTTCAACCTCAAGCATACCTTTCTCGTCTGCCAGTTCTTTTTTCTCAGTACTGTACCCCTGGACCTCTGGCACGCTTTTGGAAAATTGGTCGAAAACTTTACGCACTGGGTTTTTTGATGGGTCTGAACTTTCTGCGTCGTACCAATCATCAAGGCTTTTTAAAACATCCTCTTTGTCGGTTGACTTGTCGAATGCCTCAATCGCTTCGACCAGTTCAGGAGCCCCGATCCGCTTCACAAGCGCATCAACCGTCTTTCTCTCCTCTGCAATTTCCATAGCCTTTTGAGTATTGGAAGCGAAGAATTTGGGATGATTGTCAAGGTCTTCCAGGAATTTCTTGCGTTCCTTATCAGTCTTATAGACTTCAGCAAGGTTCTGTACTTTATCATTCACCTTATCCTGAAAATCCTTATCCCGATCTTCGGTTTCTTCCTCGTCTGGCTTTGGTTGCCCGTCTTGGGTCTCCTCGTCAGACTTTTCAGACTCTTTCCCCTTCTCGGTATCTTTTTCAGTGGCCTTTTCGGGCTTGTCAGTTTTACCGGAAGGTTCAACTATGTCGGTCTCTTTCGATTCATCTTTCTCTTTTGGCTTGTCTTCTTTTGGTTTCTCCTCTTTATCTTTCAGTTTATCATCATCATCTTTTTTCTCGGGTTCAACAATTTCAAGGCTTCCGTCTGGATTTTCTTTAACAGAATCGAAAGTTTTTTGAGACAGTCCAAGAACGGCATTTTCCGTAAGTTCCACTGCCTCTTTGTCGGCGGCTACAGCTTCTAAGTCTTTCATAGCTTACTCCGCCTTCTTTGTGATTCTGAACATGCCGATACCAAAAAGAATCTTACCGTCTTCATCCTCGACAATTTCCACCTTCGGAACGAACACGGAATTAGAAGTGCTGCCACCACCCAAAGATTCTTTAAATATCTTTGTGGTTAGAAGTATTACACCGACCCCGGGGACTTGTATCCCCTCGACAAGCGTAATGCCTTCATCGTCATGTCTTTTCATGATGAGTTGCAAATCATCAATTTTGCCCTTATCCTCTGGTTTTTCTTGTTTCCCCTTGATCTCAGGGGCTTCTTCGATTTTTTTCTTTTCATTCTTTTCCATGGTTTACCTCCTGTTGGCTTTTCAGCGCGGTTGGTAAATAAAAAAAGCCACCTCTTACCTTTCGGTAATCAGTGGCTTTAGAAATGTCCAGTCTGATGACTGGTGAAGTCTAAGCTGCCGTTAAAATTGGTTTATTATTTTTTTAAATTTACCCTCAATCTTCTATGCTAACAGGAATCATTGTTTTAACATCAACAAAAATTATTCTTTTCCCAAGTTCTTCCGTAGGATTCAATTCAAGATTTATTTCATGAATTTTACAACCTGTAATATTTTCATATTCGTTAAGCTCGGTCAATAATTTCTTTTCCAATGATCTTTTTAGTTTAGATATGTCTGCACTGTCCACAATTATTACTCCTTATTTCTTCGGTTGTCTCCCTGTACCTCATATATCTTTGAACTTGTCCATCGTTCTTATTCGCGTTATCCCTCCCTGGCTGAAATCAATTAAAAGCCAAAGGGTACCAGTGAATTTCTGTTTCATGTAATTCATAATTAAAGTACAGATTTCTTTTACGCGGTCGTAGTTCATTATGCCTACGCCTCAGCAACGGTTTTGATGAATTTTCTTCGGTCAATACTTTTTATGGTATCATCCATTAACTGCTTCCGCACTTTGTTGATTCCCCATCATTGCCCCACCATTAGCTATATACATGGCTATACCTTTTTTCAGTCTATCTGGAAGTGCTTGGTATAGCGGAGATGTTAATATTTCTGGAATCTGAAAAATTATTTGAACAACCTGCCCGAATAATTGTTCTTCCTCCTGACTCCCTGGCTGGACATTATCAAATGCACCTGCGATTTGTTCAAACTGCCCCAAAAGTTCTTCTTTCTGTGCCTGCTCTTGGCCTTGTTGCTGAATCTTTGCAGCATTGTCTTTGGCTCTTTGTTTATCCGTTATGGCGGTCGCTGCATCGATAAGTTGTTCAACCGCTATCGGAGGATAACCGAACACTGAATTGCATTCCCTGTTTACAAGAATCATTTCCTCGAATTCAGCCTGGGGATCCAATGGAAGCATTGAAAGCAAACTTATCTTAACTTTTATGTCCACTTCAGGATAAAGTTTTGTATTAAATAGAGTATAGTTTAAATTCCCCTCTTCGTCATCTTTTTTCTGAGTTACGATTTCAGGATAATAATTCCGAATGATAAAAGCCCAATGTTCATACAGTTTTCGATAAAGATTATGAAACTCTAAAACCTTCGGTTGTATCCTGCCTGTAGCCTGTGAAATCAATGCCTGTGTCTTTACCCCACTGTCACCCGATACAGATTCTCCCCTCAAAGCATCGTTAATGCCGGACTTTCTATCTCGATCCTGATCGTTGTACTGTAGAAATTGTTGTATGTACGCAGGCATGGACGGGGGATCGATATTTTTAACAGCATCGGGGATTTCTGACGTATACACTTTGTTGGGATCGTTGTTTACAACGTCGGTAACTGACGGGTGTTTCAATTTTTGGGGATTGCCAGTAGCTCTTACATTGTCATTGATATTGGATATAATCTGATTCTTTACATGAATATGCGTTTCAAGGTTCTTGCCGTCACTTATTCCCCAAATATCTCCCCTGCGTTTGAAATTAGCACCCATGAAAAACGGAAGTCTCGGATAAGCGTTCGGCACTGTTTTTACGACTTTGTTTTCATGGTTTCTGATTATGGTCTCAATTTTTCCGTACTTGTACTTGGTTCTTTGGGCGTTCTCCTTAACAACATTACCCTCATCGTCTTTTTTAACCATGCCCTCATCATCATAAACATCTCTTTCGTATTCTTCTTCTTCGTCTGATTTTGAGTACATTTGAATTACAAGAGCAAAACCCTTTCTCTCCGCAGAACCCATCGCCTGTTTTGTGGCTTCCCGCTTTTGATTGTAATACCTGAAAGTTCCGTCAAAATCAAAATCTCCTTCTGGAGGAACCTCGATACCATATTCTTTTTTAATATCTTCTACGTCTTTGTAATCAGCATAAACAAACCATGAATCATAACAATCTTCAATTGTGCCCTTCATTGGGTCGGGTAAACAACATGCAAGGTCTATCACTTCATTTACTATGACTCCTTTCTTGCTGTCGTAATATGACTTAACACAATAGTTTCCCCTTATCCCATAATCGCGGTAAGCTTCCTGTGCTTTTGTCTGCATATCTGATTTTATAAATACATCTATCAACTGCTTTTGAAGTTTGTCTGACCATTCACCCAACCCGTTAAGATACTCTCTGAAAGCCTCATCACCCTTCTCTTCAAGAGACTGCAGTACTTCAGGCGGTGGCTCAACCTCCACGTCTGGCCTGGGAGCCCGGGATGTAACGATGGGCAACATCACTTCTACTGTTTCAAAAAGCTCGTTTGACGTGTGTCTTGTTAAGTATGACGACCTCGACGATCCCTCCCAATACCTGTTATCATAATATTTCTCCATCTTGTTCCAGGAATTGGGAAGTTTCCTGTATTCAATCGTTTTCTTCGCATACTCGAAGTTGTTCATTATCTTTTCAAAACGACTTGCTTCAATTTTATCTTTTTTTGCCATGTTTTACTGCTATGCACCTTTTTATAAATCAAGCGTAACTTCCGAACAATACTCTCCACGTTGCACATTTCTATGAACGGAAACTCCCTCCACTGCTAAACTTTGATCTCTTATTATAGAAAGTATGTGTTCCAATGTTGCAGATATTGCCAACTTGCCGTCACTATCTACCAATTCAGCATAAATTGTATTTGCTCTTAATCGACCATGTTCATTGCCAGACATTCTAATTTTTTGTAATTTGTAAATCATTTTAAGCCCCCATTGTGTTTTCCCGTCTTGTTAAAAATCATGTGAGCAATCAAAATCAATGTCTTTGCTATTGTTATAAAAACCAAATTGGGGGTTGTGTGTATCTCGTTTCCATACGCCACATCATCGAGTTCTTTTAATCTTTTAGCAATAGCATTCTTGGTCATGGGAAAACCTCATTTAATACCATATAACCTAATACAGTTTTCTGTATTCTTGTTTTAAAGTAATTATAAATTTGCCGTTACTTTGTTTTTCTTCAATGCGCATAGGCTTAAATAATATTAGTGGTTTGCCCAAATGGAAAAGAATTTTATGTCCACCTGGATATATCCCAAACCTACATTCTTTAGCAATCCGCTTCTTGTTAATTGCTAAAATCTGGTTCTCTTTTAATGCTTCACTTATTATAAATTCAAAGTTCTTCACGTACTCACATTGAACCTGATCAATTTTACCATTTACGAAACTTGCCGGTTCTTCTTTCATCATATTCACCCTAACTGTTTAAAAAATCCATATTATCGCTCTCCACTTCAACCCTTCTATTTTTACTGAAATATTCATCGACGTTTTCCTTGACTTTCTTATTGATTACTGAGGAAAGCTTTTTTGTGAATTGCGGGATGACAACATCCATTACTTTTTTAAAAATAATGTCTTTCCGTGAGAACAACAGAACGATAAAAACGGTTATCACTGGCATCAATGCAATCGTTTCCACCAAAAGAATCGCCAGTAATATCTCAATTAAACTCATACTAACCTCATGTATTAAGCCAGCCAACACTATCCGGATCAATCGGGCTGTCTTTCACTTCGGGAACGTAGTCTTTGCTCCTGACTCGTTCCCATTCTTTTTCTTCTTCGGTCTTCGGTTTCTCTGGTATTTTGGCAAATGCATCCGCACAAACCCCGTACCTTACAACGTCGGGAAAATCTTTGTATTTCTGGACAATGGTTCCCTCACCTGATGCTTTTTCCTCCAATTGTTTCCCCTTCAATCTTGCACGAATATAATGAGTTAAACCGTTCCAGGTATGATAACAGGTATTCCAAATCACTAAACCTGGCTTATCATCCTCTAATAACTCCAATGCCCTGTTGACTCGCTTATGACCGTATGCAAGTTCTGTTTCTGTGGTGCTCTTGTAGGACTTCAAGAATATAAAATCATGCCCGGCTCTCCGGCCTCCGTCAAGATATAGTTCTGCAAAGGTCTTTTTGCCCCTTAACTGCCAGCCAAAATGACGATCCAGAATACGGGTAAACTGCATAAATCGCTTTTTATCCTCGAAATGGTTGTACTTCTTCTCAAATTCCAACCAAAGTTCAATTTCTTGGTCGATGGTATATGTCTTTTTCATCTCCCAAAAAGGTCTGTCAACCTCGTAAGGGCACTCACCGAATACAATCTTACGTCCGTTCGGACATATTGCCATCCAAATAGCTACCGAAGGTCTCGAGTCGTGCGGGTCTACAATGTGTAAAATATGTGAATAGTCAGGTATGGGATAATCAGCAGGGGAAACAAGATGTTTGGCTTTATCAAGCATCGGATGAATCATGCCTGAAAAGTACATAAACTCGCCGTAAACCCTTGCCTCTCGTTCCTCTGCGTCATAACCTTTTACCATATCGTCGACAATATCCGGTTCCAGGTGTCCTCGTATGCCTCTTTTTTGACAGGCATCGTAAACCGTGGCTGTCAAATGATAATAACCTGGAATCCCGTCATCAGCAGCCCGTGTGACTTCGTCTAAAATATAGGGCGGACAGTACAACGGTGTCATGGGCATTAAAACGATACAACCTTTACGTCTGCGGGACTTTATGGCCTTCCAAATGCCCTCAGGGGCCGGTTCGTCCAGTACAATAATCCCTACAGTAGACGACTCAAACTCTCCCGGGTCCTGATTGTAAGTCTTAAAATACCAAGTCCAGCCGTTAGGAAACTGTATCTTGGAAATGACTCTCTTACCTTCTTTGGTCTCTGTGTATTCTCTGCCTATATGTAGCTGTTTCTTAACGATTTCCTCGAGCATGGGCTCCACTGTTTCGGCTATCGCGTCCGGTCTTGAACAGTACCATATTTTCTTCGGAAGCGGAAAATTTTGAAAAATCGGATAATCAAACCATCCATTCTGCGGACCGTAAATGAAGTTTAGAAGGATGTGTAGGGTTGTAGTGGTCTTTCCGACACCGTTGGCATAAGTGCACAGTATTACTGGGATTTTTGTCTCTTCCAGGCTCTTAGCTACGGTCTTGATATACTTTTCTGCGGGCCCGTTGGCACAGTAGAATTTTAGCGGATCAAGAAGAACCCCTGCGTAAAATTCCTTTTTCTGCTCCGCTGTATCTAATTTTTCTGCAATAGCTTCCGGTTGCGTAGATAAAAAGCTAAGCACCAGAAATACCCCCAACACTTTCAGCCAATTCAACCGCTCTCTCCAAAACACTGTTGATTTTTCCAATGATTTCCTCATTTACGTCGTGTGTGAGTTTGTCTTCCCATCCCATGTTTTTAAGCGCAAAAATAGCTCCGGTCACATTGCCATATTGCAACTGCTCCTCATACTCAACCTCAATAAATAATCGCGCTCTTTTTATTATGTAAGAAAACTCTTTTCTTTTACCGTAGTCATAAAAACTTTGTCTGCTCTCAAATCCCAAATAATATGCTAATCCTGTAATCGTTGGAACTGGAACTTCAATCTCTATTTGATTTGGCACTCTACCGATTAATATTTTACGCTTTTTTAACCCACTGTTAAAATACTCATCAATCTTTTGTATAATATCCTCTACGTTCTCATATTTGGGCGGTCTGCCCCCATTATTCCCAATTGCAAATTTATTTCCTTTTGGTGCACCCATCTTTTTATCTTTTTTTGCTCAATTTCATTTTTTTACAACTTTCTTCACGCACAAATTATTGAACTTAGCTCAAGTAGGTAAAAATTTCCCTTGACAAATTTATTTTTATTGCTTACCTTTACATAGTCATTAATCACAAGTCGGGAGTTGCTCCGTGAATGCGACATTTTTTTATTCCCCCGTTAATCATTCCCTGGTCTGGCTATATCGTAAGAATAGCCACGGCTTACTTGTGAGCCGATGACAAGGCCAGGGATTTTATATTGAGGTATATCATGAAATATAAACATGTTGACTACTCCGCTCTTGATGATGAGGTTATCGTCCCGTCACACAAAAACATCATCATTTTTGCTCTTCTGAAACTTTGGAATCGAATCAAATCTCTTTTACTGTCATGGTGATATAAAATGAAGTGGATACGAATAAATGTAAATGACTGTGAGCGTATTAATGTTTTTCGTTCTGATTATGGGAAGGCTTTACAGATATGGGTTTCTTCCGATAAATTGCCCTTTTCCCCTACTCCTGAAATATATTTCCGTCGCACAAAGAAAAATAACTTTGTCTGCATATACGACAATGTGGGCTATGTTCTCACTGGCAATATTCGCTCATTTTTACTAAAATCAATGTCATAAAACACAAGGAGAAAGCCGTCATGAATGCACAAGAAACCTTTTTACACGATGTAGCCCAAGAGCATCAGGGAAAACGAGTTGACTTTTGGGACTCGGATCAACGTTTACACTCGGCTCACTTTGTCAGGATCAACTTAACAGGTGAATGGATCGTCAGGGATTTGGCCGGAAACGAATTCGCCGTCGATCTGTTCAGAATCAGAAATCTTTCAGACTTTTCATAAATCACAAGGAGGTATATCATGCCTCAAGCAGATTATGAAGACCGCAAACAAGCCCGAATTGAGCGTTTACGGGCAAGTGCTGAAAAAGCCGAAGAAGAATCACAACAAACAAGAGAACAAGCTGATAACATGGCACGGGCAATACCTTTCGGGCAACCCATCCTTGTGGGTCATCACTCAGAAAAACGTGACCGGAATTACCGCAACAAAATCCATAACAAATTCGGCAAATCCATTGCGCTCCAAGAAAAGGCTGACCATTTAACCAAGCGTGCCGATGCCGCCGAAAGCAACCGAACCATATCTTCTGACGATCCCGAAGCACTCACCAAACTACAGGAAAAAATTACTAAACTTGAAGAAGAACGAAACCGGATGAAAGTCTTTAACAGGGCGTGGAAAACCTACGAAAAGGGCGATGATTCAAAGTTAAAAGTTCTCGGTTTGGATGATGCTGGAATTCAACGAATGAAAACCAAAATCGACAATGACTATTCCTGGAATAAACAGCCTTTCGCTTCTTGGCAATTATCAAATCTTGGAGCAACTATTCGGTCAGCTAAACAACGCCTTGAACATTTAAGCGTCCAATTTAACGCTGTAACCAATTCCGAAACCTTTGGAGATGTTGAGATCATCGAAAACGCCGAAGAAAACCGATTGCAAATAGTTTTTCCAGGTAAGCCAGACGCGAATATCCGCTCCGAATTAAAACGCCGTGGCTTCCGGTGGTCTCCAAGAAACAAAGCCTGGCAACTCCACCTCACTAATGCAGCCAAATGGAAAGCCCATCAAGTCGTCGAAATATACCTCAAAGACAAATACCAGAAAGAAAACGGTTTAAGCTTTGAAGATGCCGACTTCCAATTATTCCCTGAGGTCACCCCAAAGATTAAAAAACAATGTTCTTTATGTCTTTGGGCTGGAGCTGAATGTAAAAACAAATCCATGCTTAAATTATCCATCGACGGCGAGTGTGCAGCTTATACCTATTACGATTGATAACCATAAGGAGTAATAGCCATGGAACACACACCCGCAAGCATGTTGCTTGTGGCCGGTGGGCTGGCGGAACCAGCCTGACCAACGACGGCACGTATGCCGTAAGGAGAATACCATGATAGCCATCATCAATAACAAACGGTATAATACGGAGACTGCCACCCACATCTACGGATGGAGCAACGGACATTATACCAACGATTTTGCCCGTCGGTCGAAAGATTTGTATCGCACCAAAAAAGGTACATGGTTTATCCACCACACTGGCGGGCCAATGACCGACATGGCCTCATCTCACGGATCAAACCTTGGCTGGGGCGAAAAAATCGAGCCTGTCTCCGATACCGATGCTTTCCGGTTCCTGCAAACCCACGGCGGCGAAGAAGCAGCCGATAAATACTTTGGGGACCAGATCGAAGAAGCTTAAAAACTCCCGTCTTGTCAAAGAAACGCCTTGCCCCTTCTCCTCGGACTCGCAACCTTGCAGGAGGGGCTGGCAAAAAGCCCTGCCTTATTCGGCGGGGCTTTCTATTTCTAATTCATATCCCATAAAACGAAGCATCTTTTCAAGGTCTGGTGTCTCAAACTCTTGAAAAATATCTTTTGTTTCGGTGTCCGCATCTTCATCCATTATAAAAAAATGCGCATATTCAACTATCTGAATGTACGCATTATATAAATTAATGTCAATAGGCGTTTATGCTATTTAGGTGGGTTTGTGTCAACGTTTTTTCCCTACCACTTACATCTGCAATGTGCTGCCTGCTCCCCCCTTGCCTTTTCTTCTAATAATCTTTTAATCTGCTTATCCTTTGGGTCTTCACTATTTTTTACGCTGTCATATAATTTTGAATCTTCAATATTCAAATACGCATAACGGCTCGGCTCAAGCTTATCTCTTTCTAGCTCCACCCTCAACCCTCCTTTTTATCTATCGGCAAAAACACCCTTGTTCTTTTGTTGTCCAAAATCACTTCATGGGTTACTGGTTTCTGGTTTATAATCACCGAAACCTCAGAAAAAATATGTCCGCATTCCTCACATCGTCTTTTTCTGGTCACTCCTTCTTTCTGGAATGTTTTCCGAGTTTCTTTGACTCTTGTTTTTGAAGAACCACATTTAGGACATTCTATAAATTGTGTCATGGCTGCTCCAATTCTATTAACTTTCCATTCTCAGCAATAAAGAATCCTTTGTAATACGCACACCCGATCGTGCCGTTCATTTTCTCAACGTACTCAATGTCACTATTCCTCGCCTGTCGTGCCGTTACTTTTCCGTACTTTGTTCTCATTTCTCTACCATACGGCCCGGGCCATTTCAAAACTTTCCCGGGATTTGTAATCACAACCCATATTCTACCCTGACCGACTAATTCTCGTAACCGTTTTAAATGCTTTTGGGTGATGTAGTTATTCATGTTATCGCCTTTTTTGTTTATTCATTTTTTACCATTAATAAAAACCTGTCTTTTTTAATTTATCATATAGCTTATCGCTTAATTTTTTCACTTGCTCTTTTAGACTAAGTATATGTATTTCTTCCGATAAATACCGTTGATCAATTATATCTAATATCCATTCGGACATTATATTCGCCAACTTTCTTTTTCTTAGCTGTATTAATTCTTTAAATGATTGCGTTAAATCTGTTTTAATTTTCTTTTTCATTTTTCACCCTCGCTATAAATCCCCAACCTTCGCACTTGGCAACCAAAAGAGCAATGACTGCTAAATTAATAATTTCACCGAAGCCTCTGCCGATTTTTTCTGGTTTCATTCTCAATTTCCCCAAATCACCATTATATCTAATCATCCCAAAGAGCAACTATCAATGAAATTATCGCTACGCATAATACTATTATTGAAAAAACCATTTTCCCCATCCAAGGTTTAAGAGCCCTACTTATTGTTCACCCCAATAATAAGATTTCCCAGTAAATATTGCTCTAATCTTGTCTGATTGACATATCTAATCATGGGATGACCTTTTTCTTTTAACATTTCCTTTTTTAATTTTCCTCAATGCAGTCCGAAACAAATATTGAAAATAATAATTAACCGCTTCTGAGTCAGGTTCAATTTTAACTCGCTTCACTGTAGCCTGAACAGAATGTAATATTTCGTGGGCGAGAACAGCATAATCCTCAACGCACCATTTAAAATTCTTTAGCCATACTACGTTTGTCTGAAAACCATCTTTTGTTCTTATCAAGTGCGATGCCTGTCCTGCCTGATATTGCCATTCTTCCATCTCAACATCCCAACTCCTCTTTAAATATCTTTGATAATCTTCCCATTTACCTATAATGACAATTAAATCAACACCATAAACATAATCAAATATTTTATATATTTTCATTTCACCCTCGCTATAATTCCCCAATTTTCAAGATGCCAAATAACCTCACAGTCTTTAAGCCATTCCAGTCTTGACAGTTGAGGTCTGGATTGTGCCTCTAAGCGTCCCCAAAAAATGTACTGAACATCATTACTTTTACACCAGGGTATAAAATCTTGCGTCTCTATGTCTTGGGGGATGCACCGAAACTTTAAGCCCAGCATAAAAGCTTGATTTGCCTTTCTCGCTGTTAGGGTTCCGGTTAAGTTGAGCTTTGTTTTGGCCTGGCCTAAGTAGACCAAACCCTCGTCCTGAAGGTCTGCCCATCGATCGATGTTGACTGCAACGACAAAGGCACTAATCAGGATTATTGCTATTATCGTTATTTTCATTCGTCTTTTCCCTTTCGAGAATCTTCTTTTTTCTTGGGTGTTAAAACAAGCATTACGCAATCATCATCTGCAAACGCTCTTAACCATCCGCCGTGACAAAAATTAACTTTATAACCCAAAACGTTACCATAATTTTCATAAAAAGAACCATGTTTCGTTTCAATTGTAATATCATCGGCTACCGTAATCATTTGTAAAGCTTGCTTTTCATTTTCGTTTTCAGGGGCAAACATTATTTGCTTTACTCCGTCAGCCAACACTATCGCACATTTCATGGCTTAATCTCCTTATAAACAAACTTGCCCCAATTAAAACCGGCAACATCACCGGCAGGAAAAACCGCATTGAATAAAACGTCAAGCTCACCGTCCCGATCATCACCACACCAATTATAATTAACTCCCAACGCTTCTGTCTAACCAATTCATAAAACGCCAAGACTAACACTATCCCAAACAGCGGCCACATTTCAGACATAAACTGAATCGGGAATAGCCAGAGATTTTTCAGGATCGCCCCGAAGTTCAAGGCCGTGCCTTTCTGCATGACGTTCATCCCGAAATTATTTCCAAGGATCCCGAATCCGTTTCTCAGGTTTAAAAATCCCTGAAACCCGACAAGACTCAAAAACGGAACTAAAAATAGCCAAATCTTACGCCAAGGGATGAACAACGTTAAGATTAATAACAATATCATGGGATAACGAGTACAAAACGCAAGACCGGCATAGACCCCCGACAATACAAAGAAAATATTCACACCCAGGGAGGAATTGTTAAATTTTGATAATCCGTTTATCCAACAGCCATCACACCAACCCCAATATGCACCGCACATAAACAACCACGCCAACGAGTCAGTCGTCAAATGGTAGGAACACCACCAGAACAGGGGACTTATCAACAGTAAAATAACTCCCGTCCAGCCCGTCAGTTGAAAGATGAAGAATAGACTTAGTGCCATTGATAACGCTGAAATCATCCGACCTGACATCATCCAATCACCCCAGACTTCGTGAAAAACTTTAAGGGTATAGGTGTAGACGAATCCGTGAAACTGATCGACGTGTTCACCTTTCACTGCTGGCACGAAATTCCAGGGGAAGTCTGTATCCCCATCGTAGTTGGGGACTGAATGAGGGATCAGCCAGATCATACAGAAAACGAGGAAAATTAACAGCCAAATTTTATGTGCGGATTTCATTGATTTTCACCTTTGAATACAACCGTATCTTCATCTTGACCTCTCCTTCAAATATTTAATAACATTAATAAACTTCGGCCCAAGGAAGACAAATCCCATTAGACCACAAAATATTCCCCAGGCCATACCTATCGGGTAGATGATATATTTTAAAATACATCTCGTTAACTTTTTCATTTTATCGGCCTGAGAATCGCATAAACAAGATTTCGTATTCGCCTTCTTCGGTCGACGAAAGTGTGGCTATGACAAAATTACATCTCTTACAGATAATGTCTCCCCAGTATCCGTATTCCAGACAATCTTCATGCTGCACTAACGGACAGATAATAAATTCTTGCATGCTATCGCAGCATTCACAGTATATTTTTAAGATTGGTTTTTGCTGGCTCATTCAAAGTTCCCCAGGTTTCTCATTAAGCATATCGTATACTTCAGCAAAATCATCTTTTTGTTTTTGCGTCAATCCATCAATATAAATTCCACAGCGCACTATGACATTCATTACTTTTCGGGTTTCTTGAGGTGTTAATTTTATGGTGTCGCCTATAGCTATGTCTATTTTCATGCGTGAATTTGGACTCGGTTTTATTAAACCACGTTCCCACTTTTTCCATGTGTTCAGATGTACACCTGCAATACCCGCACAGACTTTTTGTGTAAGATTCAACTCATTACGTCTTTTTCTAATGTATTCGGGTGCGTATTTTCCGTTTCCGCTCATTTAATTCTATCTTTCTTACACATTCTGGACAAAGATCAATACTTTCACCCCTTCCCGTATAAACCTGTTGCCAACCAACCTCTTTTGCGTCCCTTCGAAGTCTCCGGACAGACTTATTTGAGAAAATGAATGTCTTTCGACAATCCTCGCCATTACAGTGTAGTTGATAAACCCTTATTACCGACATTTAATTACTTTATTCCTTTACTCTGGAACTTTATAATAAACAACTTTGCCCGCTTCCACCCCGTCAACATCTTTTATCGGCCAAAATCCTACTCGATACTGATTGCCAAGCGAATCAGAAACCCAAAAATCAGCCCAATATATCGGTCTATCGGTAGCGGACATTTCTTTAATCGCAGCATCTTCTTGTCTAAGTAAACATAGCTGATGGCCAGCAAAGACGACTACGCCAAACAAAATCAAATACCAGGACAACCAAAAAATTCGACTTTTTTTCATGGCTTTACCTCTTTCTTTTTCGGCAATCTTTCCTCAACGCTTATCCATTCCATCTTTCGCTCCTTCTCTGCGTGGTCACCATTCGGTATCAACAATAATTTTATCCCATCCCTTTTTTCTTAATAGTATTCTAACGGCACTTTGAAATGGAGTGCAACTCGGCGAAGCTTCCTCTATTACAACTCGATATAGAGCATACAATTCTTTGCCCCCTTGATGATAACTCAGCACATATTGAGCCTCTACACAACGCAAATCAGCCCAATTGACAGCACCCCCCTGACATCCCATTTCAACCTTTTTTTCTTTTACTCTACCAATAGCTTCATTTGCATCGGCCGTGAGCTTACTTAATTCTTGTCGTAATTTTAATTTATTCATCATTTCTCCTTTCTTCCGCGTTATTAACGGTATGCGCGACCCACCGTTGGGGCATAACTGCTCCGTCAGGAAGTACTTTGCCATCCTTCGGCACTGGGCATTACCTCCTATCCTCATGGTATAAATGTTGTCGTTTGTCGGCTTCTCCTATCGCAGATATTGCGTTTTGCTTGCTCCGTAGCATCATCAGGGTCAACTCCTGTTCTGATTAGCCTGGCTGCTTCCTCCTCAACATCTTTATGCCAACGCCTTTTTTCTCCCTCAAGACTTCCACCGATAGTCATTTTACTTCACCCCCAATCAAAAATATTCATTCAGCAACATAAATAATGCCGTTATATTCCTCAAAGGCGTCTTTTTGTTTTTTGGGATCAAGTTCGATGATTCCCCGAGCAACCGACATGGCGTCACCGTGTTGCTCAATATATTTGTTGGCCTCTTTAACTCTTTTGCGAACTTTCCTTTTTATCCGCGATCGCGCTTTCCAGTCCATCATCCCTCCTCCAAACACTCCAATGCTTTCTTTATCTGTCTGTTGGACAAAAACTATCTACGCCAGGAATCATTAAGCCCTTCTCGCTATCATCCAAACATAAACACTTCATTACCCGTTCGTTAAAATCTTCTTGGCAAGCTTGTTTGGCTTCGGCGGGCGTGTCCTGAAAGCCAAGATATGAATTTCTCCAGTAGATCGTCCAACCTGATAAAGCCTTAAATATGTGATACCGGCCAAATGATGTTTCCGCACGATATTGCGGAACTCCGCGTAGCTCCTTCCATTCAAGCTCTCTCACTTTCATGGCTGTTGCTCCTCAAATGAGGCTATAATTTTTTTAGCCATCGCAAGCATTTTCTCAGATTTTCCAAGCATTCTCTCAGACTTTCGTTGAGTCTTCTTCGCTTCTTCTAAGGCTGTCTGTGTTCGTTGATCCAACTCCTTGTATTCTTCATTTATTGCCCTTGACTTAGGAATCAAATAAAACTTATTCGCCCACATTTCGAACAGGTTGCGTTTGGTTTTTCAGAGATCCCACTTAAGCTTGTATAAATCTCTTTATCTGGCTTCACGAATCGATGGCATTTTTCACATACCCGAACAAAACCAGCATCTCCATCTTCTCCACAATCATAACTTACTCTCGGGCTGCCCTCGTCTAATTGCCACATCCCGCCTCCCTAAAACATTCCTTGATTCTCTCCCGCCAGTCGGCTTCACACTTGGCTTTGCCGTACCATTTTCCATTTGAACAACGCTCAATAAAATAGCAACCGAAATATGTTCTTGCTAAATAGTAATCCTCTCTTTTCCCGACATCGATAATACGATACTTTTTCTCCCATACCAACGGCTTCAAGTTTTGCTGTGGCTGCCGAGATGATGACATTGTTTTATCCTCTCACTTCATTTGTATTGGGAATTATCCATGACAAAAGTCCATTTGTGAGTATCCGATTGCAAGTTTTACATTGTATTTTAATTCCTTTTTCAACAGAATCTACAATCGATTGTTCTGTATATACTTGTAAACATTTAGGACAAACGGCAACTCTTATAGTTTCTTCCATCTCATGTCCCTTTCATTCAGAGGGCATCGGCAGGATTCGGTACCTGCATGGAAAACGGATGGCTCGTGATGCTCCGTCCTTCCGCAACCAACCTTGCGTCCAAGTGCGTTACTTCTCGCAGGCGCCTAAGCTGTTTTTCCCGCGCTTCCGCCACGATGCCCCCCATGATTAAATGTCTTCTTCACCAATACAAACCAATTCTACTATTTTGAAATCTGGATGACTCTTTTTCATTTTTATCAAAACTCCTTCAATGTCTTCCGCAATTACATCGTGGTAGTGTTGGCCCTTCTCAATTGCCATTGATCCCTCCGCACCTAATCTGATGCGGTAAAGTTTCTTTGTTTTGTTTTCACTCATCCCTTCTTTCTCCCATCCATTCTCCTCATACTTAACATTGGGAGTCTGTTGTTGTAAAAGTCTTAGATTCCCTTCGTGGGTTTCGGCTTTCACCGATTTTTTTAGTGTCAATGGCACACCGTTAATTTTCACAATACTTCCTTTTTTCAGTTTTAACGTTTCCATGACATCCTCCTATTCTGCTAACATTTTATTCTCTTCTTCTACTCGTTTTTGAGCTTCATCCGAAAACTCAACATTCGGGCAATCCGTCACCAATGAAAAAGCATCTTCAAACGCTTTTCTAATCGATTCTCTTTCATTTTCCTCAATGAATATACTTGGTTTAACTTCAAACACTACATGAGGAATACCCACCGATGGATCGCCAAAGTCATGCACGACAATAGTTATTTCTTTGTCTCGGTAACTCATTAAATCTCTTCTGAGATCACCACAGAATCTAATCATGTCAAAATCTTTTATATCTCCATACTCTCCCACAGAAATCAAATTCAAGGCTTGTCTTAAGACTCCCTCGGTATATCCCCGTTTATTCCACATAATGTCCTCCTATTAATCAATGTCAACATATCCAAGAAATACAATCTCGCACATAATGTCCCAAAATTCTCTTGAAATAAGCATTCCCGAAGCTCCTCCTTCAATGTAGCCAGCATCCTTCCATTTCCTTAATATTTTTCTTTCTTCACTGGAAACGCAGGTGGGGTCGAGTCGCTGTTCATTACACATCACATATTGTAAATAGGGAATAAACCTTAATTCCGTTTGATTGATCTCGTAACCAAATAGTTCTTTAGATTTTTCTTTTATTCGCTGGGTTAGTTGGCCTCGTTTCTGCATGACATCCTCCTATTCAGCTACGTAATCCACCGACGTCGGATCTGATTCATTGAACGAATAATCATACGCTGATACACCGATGATATATCTGATGCCCCTGTTGATCCGTGTATTCCATTCGGTCACGTTGGCAACGTCGATACTTGTATAAAACTCTCCAGGCCAAAGTCCTAAATGAGTGCGATAGCCTGCCAGGTCTTCCTCGGTGTTTGGGTTCCACTTGACTTTAATTCCCGCAGTTCCCCCAGGAGTAACATCGCCAACCGGCACGTCAAGTTCCGTATCCTCAACAGCCCCAAGCGGTACAGTCAATGTATCCTGCCCGAAAAGTAGTTGAACCGTCAAATTTGCGTAATTGTCGCTTTTATGAACAACAGATATTGGCAATATATCCCCGCTTACGAGAAGAATATCCGTTTCCGCTCTTTGGCATAGAAATGGTGGAATGTTGCCGTCATTTGTTCCTCCACAAAGAATAAATCCGTTGTCTATATTGGCTCTAATTTGGTCAAACTTTAACCCTGAGAATATAATATGTCCGAGTGTCCGGTTGCTCATGTTGTGAACGGACATGAAAAACCAGTTATCTCCTTGATTGTCGGGATCGATGCAGAGCCTTACAGTTCCGGCTGTTGAATCGGGAGCAGTTGTATCGGGCGGGGCTTCAGTTGTGTCTGTGTACGTAACTGTGACCTGCAAAACAAGCGAGTCCCAGGACGTGTTAAAAAGATAGGTTGTGTTTTCCTCTGTAAACGCAGAGTCCACCACGGAGCCCGTTCGGTGTGATAATGTGTCGGTTTTAATTGTCTGTCCTGCCAGCATCGCCGGAATGAGGGCGATGAATGCGAGTCGTGCGATTGTGCGTTTCATCTTTCTTCCTCCTTGATGACGTTCATTCTGAATATGTCAAATCCATATTTTTCTCTTATTTCCTTTATCGTAAGATTTTGGAACCATTCTTCAAAAGCATATTCCGCAGCGTTAAATCTGGGGTCGGAGTATTCAAGTTCAACATCTCCACCTATAATGATTATCCCATGAAATCTAATGGTGTGCAGAGTGTCTGAAAAATGAAAAGTCCAGGATTGTGGTGCTGTATCGTTTAGAGAATCTTGGTTTGTATAAAATGAATCAAAGTCAGTCCAATCGAATAACTCTTTAAGCTGGTCGTCAGAAAGTGAATTTCCCGTTGTTGTCTGCCCCATCACCGAGACGGCGAGCAGGACTAAAATTGTTGTGAAGTATTTCATGGTCTTTTCTCCTTTAAAATTTCAAGTTCTTCAATTTGTTCATCATAAAGTTCTTTTGTCCACAGAAGTCGAGGGCACGAATTCTTTGGATATTTAACCATCGACAGCCTCATGACATTTCCCTCACACACAATATCCCAATAAATAACTATCCATTTCTTTTTCTTGTATTTTACGAGGTCGCCAGCTTTTATTTTTGAGCGAACATTCATCATGGCTTCTCTCCTATATCATAAATCCATCGCCGTGCGATTTCACACAAGGCCACAAACACAGCGTCTTTATCACGTTCCAACTGGCCGAGGTCTGCGTAAGGAACCAAATCTGGATGGGTTTTGTTTTCCTGGCTGTATTCAGGGCCATACTCCCAACCCATTGCAAAATATGATTGCATCCAACTTCCATGTAATTCTTCTGGCGACTTCGAACGCTGTTCGCCACATTGTCGCTCAATCACTTTCAAAAACTGCTTACGGAATGCTTCTTCGCGATCATCCCAGAACACCGGCACAATCGGTGCTTCGGCCGCTATCGCTGCAAGTCGAGCTGCCTCGTAGACAAATTTTGCCCGTCTTGTTATAATATCTGTTACATTCATGGCTTCTCTCCTTGTTTTTCTTCCAGATAATTAAGTAACCAATCTATTGCTTCCACGGGTATAACAACAAATTCTAATCCTTCAATCTCTGCGTTTGCGTTTTCATCTTTCAAATTTTCTATTACTTCTTCTTTCGTCATGGCTTCTCTCCTTGTTTTTCTTCCAGATTATTTTAATATAATTTTCTGTTCTTCAATTAACTGTTTTGCTATTTCCATAGGATTGTTTATTTCAAAATTGCGTTCTAATCTATAATACTCAAACCCGGACAATCGTTTTTTTAGCCAAAGAGGCCCTCCAACACAAGTTTCTAAGCGTACGCCCGTTCTCGGTACATATATCACCCAATAATAGTCATCCTCATATTGGTCTGTCCACCCAAGCAATCTCGCTACTTCATTCCCCTGGCTCAAAACCAATTCATTTCTATGTTTATTTACTCCCCATTGAATGTGTTTAGCATTGTCCCATTTCAACATTTTTCGTAAGAAAAAACCTGAAATTATTCGTCTTGGTCGTTCAATGTATTGCCAATAAAAATTAAATTTCGTCATGGCTTATCCCTTGCCAACTCTTTGGCCTTGCGTTCAATCAACAATTTTATCAATCAACTTTTCTGTTTTGCCACATATCTCTTTGGTTTCTTGCTTTTCATTTAACATTAACCGCCCTGCCTTAACATCTGCTTTATACGCATTTAACATTTGAGCGCGGGTAGCTGATGGATTAAACTGATTCACCATTTCAACCCCAAATCGATCAATCATTTCAGCTAAATATTCTTTGCCATCTTCTTTGAGTTTCTGGCTTATTATGTTCATACTTGACTCTCCAAACCCAGGGAAATAATAATTATTTAAAAGATTTTCTAAATAGGCAATATCCTTCTGAGCTTGAATTTCAATATTTTGCTCTCCACGTAGCTCCGAGGGTTTTGGAAAAAATTTATTTAATCTGATGTGATTGTTGATATTGCTTTTGATCGTTCCGAGTGGAAGGTCTTTTAGCGCTTCCCAAAACAAAAGCAATCTTTCGTCAGAGACATTTTCTCCGTAAATCTCTGCAAGCCCCTGCATCAAACCATTGAATTCTTCAATCTCTTTATTGGTCATTTTCTGATCCCATTATTTTGTTACCGTATTTTTCCATAAAGCTATCATACCGTTGTTGGATTTTAGGCTTTAATGATCTTCGTACTTGATTCAAATATTCTGGAAATTTTGTCGGCCTGAATAAAGTTGAGGGTCTTAAAAATTTTATCATTTTTTCGTCGTGTTCCCAATCCTCTTTTTTTGTTTGAATAACTTTTATGCAGTCCTCAATAGTGTATCCACCACACAGCCTCGCATGTATGTTTTCCCGAACTGATTTCTCCCCTGTTTTATACTTTGTTCCAACAATTTTATTAAAACATTCTATTACTATATCAACTTCTTTTTCTTCTTTATTTTCTTTTTCCTTTTCTTTTTCTTTGTCTTTATCTTTGTCTTTAACCCCATCCCTGACCTCAACTTGACCCCTAATTGACTCCAAGTTGACCCCATTTTGACCCCAAAGTTCATAAATTGACCGGTGAACCCTATTGTTTAAGTTCATGATCCGACCATATTGGAACACAAAAAAATCAACAAGCAACCATCTGCCATTTTTTAATTCAATTAATCGTTGCTTATCTTCATTAAATAATTTGAATGCTTTTTCTAAGTCAATTTCCGCTTTGGTTATTATTTCAATAAACTTTTTGTTCGGCTTCCAGATACCCGCATGATCACAATTGTCTTTAATGTATATCCACAACATGATATATTCGGGGTCGAGGCCAATGATCCAGTCTTCGTGCCACATAGACGTATCGGTAAATCGTTTAGGCATTAGTGTGTCCACTTTTTTGTATCTCTTTCCGGTGATTGCTTAAAATTTTATTACCCTTAGATAGATTGCATGATTTACACAGGCATTGCAGATTGTTTAAATCGTTGCTTCCCCCTAAACTAAATGGTATTATGTGATCAACCTCAAGATTTTGATCACTTCCGCACAATTTACACTTACCAACAGATAATACTTTATCGCGGATATGTTTAGGAATAAATCGGCTTTGATAATAAACAACGTTTGAATGCAATACACTATTATCAATGTCGAATTTGGTTTTTATGGTTTTCCATATCGGCGTAAACTCGTCTGGCGTACATCCTGCAATTCGCGCAAGCCGGCTCATTTCGCTTGGTAGGTTTCCGTGAATTTCTTCAACAACCAATAGCCGAGTGTAAGCTCCAATCTCTGAAACTGTCCATGCGGACGTGTCCATATAAAAGTCAGAAGCGTAAAGTGGAAAGGCTGGTGCTTTACCCATCAATGGCTCCGGTGTCAATTTTCGTTTTCGCATCTTTAAATCGACTCGGCGACCAATCACAATGACGTTCCGAGCCTCCAATACCGATCAACCAAACGCATCTCGTAAAGTGATAACAATGACAACACATTTTATCTTTTGGCAAATACATATCTTCTTCATACATTTTCCCCATTATTCCCCTCCTTCAATGGCCCCGGTGTCAAATTGAATATTGTTTTTCAAGCACGTCTACAATTTTAGTATATGCTTCCAATGCCCCAACATTGTTTTCAAAAGTAAAAACATCAACATACTGCTCATCATATATGGATGTGTCAGAATTTGTGCGATAGCCATGTTGAATTCCACAAAAATAAACGTCTGTTCCGCTTACAAAAAACGATGAAACATTATCCATGTTTACAGTTTGTTTGCCTTTTGTTATAAACATCATTCCCCTCCTTCCATTTTCTTAATCATCCCCGCGTGTTGTTTGCAGTAAAGCCCTGCAGGGCCATGGCCGTTTTTGCGAGAGCACTGATAACCAATAAGATCACCAACCTCATAAGCACAATATCCCTCATTATAACTCCAACCTTTGGGATTTCCTGCCCATTGATGGTATCTATGTTTCCGCGCGTCTTTTAAAGTCTTGGGTGGGCCGTTAAGCATCTTTTTATCCTCGCTTTATATGCTTTTCATATTCTTTAATACAAAGTTCACACTTGGGTTTCTTGTCGTTTTTTCGCCATCCATAAGGTTTCATGGGTTTTATAGTACAAAGTGCAAACGTACTATCCCCTTGGACAAGATGAGACTCATTATAGCAAGGTGCAGATTTCCAAACGAAGGTCATTTCTTCTCCCAAAAGTCACAGCCGAAAGTTTTATAAAATTGCGCACCTTTCAAATTCTTCTACGGTTTTATAAAGCGCATTCTTGAATGTCAATTTCTCCCGCATTTCGTTTTTAATCAATTCATTTTCAGGACAAATACAACATCCCATGCCAATACCGAGCATGTGCGAAAATAGTTTTTTTAAAAATTCTTCTTTCCATCCAACGTTTTCACCTAAATCAATATATTTATTTGCGTGCAATACCAATCCACAATAATATTTACCGTCGATTTCCTCAAGTGCTTTACATGGGCGATGATCACCCAATAATGCAAGTCCGATCCCGCAAGGAATAGTCTTACAACATCTTCCACAATGAGTACATTTATCACCATAGGCCATCATGCGTCCTCAAATTCTTCTACTTCTTTCAACTTCTTTTCTAAATAAGTTTTAACCATTCTTAAATCATGGGTGGTTTGATTTCTTAATAAAGCCATTCGCTCATAAATATCTTTACCTTTAACTCGTTTAATGGCTTTTCTGTACTCTTCTTCATGGTTGCCATGAATTCCGTATCGATGTTCCCATTTAGTTAGGACTATTCCGTTTTCAAGTTCATATCTAAGTCTGTAGTTGGGTTTTCGGGCGATGTGATGAACATCTAAAACAGCTCCATTTTTGTCAGTCTGTTTACCAGCAATTCCAGAAAGTTCAGACTTATAATCAGCTTTTATTAAAAGAATCTTACGCCAGAGTTCTTCACATTCTTTTTCAAGTCGTTTGCGTGGTGTCATCTATTTCCTCAACTTCTTCCCAACAGACAGGACAAAAATTTGGTGGATAACAATCATGTAATCTCATGCCGTGCTTTCTCCATCCGTATACTAATTCGTGTTTTTCGCCGTTGGGCATTTATACATGATTACCTCAAATCTAAAACTTCTTGACTACATCTCTTTGCTGCAATTTCACAGTATTTTTCTTCTATCTCGATACCGATACATTTACGGTTGAGTTGTTTGGCTGCTACACAGGTTGTGCCAGAACCAAGAAAGGGGTCGAGGATACAATCGCTTGGCGTTCTTTGCAAAATAATCTTATATAGTTTCAATGGTTTTTGGGTTAAATGATATCTACCTTCTTTGAAGTTTGATTGTGGTCTCGGGACCGGCAAGACAGATGTATACCACATTCCTTTTTCTCCCGCCTCGAGATCCGGCAATTCGCCTTTTCCCATAAAAAGAATTGGTTCGTGGCGATATGACCACGTTTTTCGTTTTAATTGCATTGAATATCCATTTGGCCCCCACCAAATAAGAGTCTGGATATATTCAAAACCGATGGTCTCGAGTATTGATTTTGCCCTGTAAACTCCCTTATCAGAATGAGAAATATAAAAATATCCATTTGAAATCAACTTAAATGCTTTTTCAAAAACATTTAAAAACCATTCCCAGTATTGATCGGGGTCTCGAGCATCATTAAATTTAGCCCCGTATTTTTTACCTAAATTATACGGTGGATCCGTAAGAATTAAATCACATTGCTCGAGATCCAACATGATCTCTAAACAATCGCCGTGATAAATCGTCACCCAATCGTCTTTGTAATAAGGTTCAATCATGTTTCCTCAAAAACAGGGATTAGCCAACGGCGCCAAATTGTTATTCGCCAATTTGCATTTGTCCCATGAACATATTCGTACATTTTTGAATAGCCATACTCACACTTAAAATCTTTCACGCTCCACCCGAAGATGAAGCGACGGAGGGCGGTCATGGCATTTTTCCTGCTTCTTTTTGATATTGTTCAAATAATTTTTTGTTATGTTCGTTTTCATACCACTTGTTTACTTTTTCTTGGCCGTCCAAATGTACGATACCAATGAGTTCTCCAGGACAGAATCCCATACAATTCATGCCAATTACTAAATCCCCGTTTGATTCGATTGGAATGAATGTTGGCATTTCTTCTTGTGGGTTCCAAAATGTAACGTCTAAAACCCATTTATCAAACATTGCCTTCATTGCGTTTCCCATTGTTCTCCCTCGTCTGAAAAAATCCCCTTAACTTCGGTTCGTTTTCCATGATTAATCTTGCGTAAAAAGGTGTAAAATTATTGTTCAGTTTAAAGTCGTCGCTGATAGTTCCAACCTTCTGATCCCAGCGTATAGATTCAAAGATTGCTTTCATTCCGTGGTGTCGGTGACCGGCGTGCCAAAGCTTCCAAGTCTTTTCAAGGATGATTCTGTAAACGTGCGGATTCTCTCGATGGAATTTCAGGAACTTTTCTTCGGCACGGGCCTTTCGTTCTTCTTCAATCTGTCTGCGTCTTGCCTCACGTCTCAGTCTATCGCACCGCTCCTCACAGTCGGGATGAATCTCTCGTTTGCCGTGAAAACCTTCAAGGCTCCGGCCACAACCACATTTGCATTTGCGGACTTTCTTGCCAGTATCAAACAATGTCGGTGTCTCTACCACAAAAGTCATTTTAAACCGCTTAACTTAGCGTCTACGGGATTTTATTTTTTAAAATGTTGCTGAGGCTGTTCATTTTTTAAAATGCCGTTATTTGGTGTTTTTAGGGCTTTGGGATGACGCTTCTATTTCTCTATCCCTGTCATCCAATAAATCCCGGAGCAAACCCTCCCACCCACAGGTTCTATCGTGTTTTTCAATTCGGCCAGAATCTATTATGCTTGTATTTACATAAACTGTATAATCATAATTTGCAATTCTATTATTTCCAGTTCCATCATTATGAAAAGCGATTATCAACATGTTCTTTCCTTTCACATACCGTCTGATTCCCGTTCTTCCCAATGCCATCCCTGTAGCCAGGCTTGATATTCGATTGAATTTATATCATGATGAGGATTGTCTTTTTCAGATTTACCAAAACGATAAGCATCTCTGCCCTGTTGAACGCATTCCCGCCATATGATAAGTTCTGTTTCGGTAAGCTCTGCGCTCATTTCTCCTCCAAATGCCTATAAATAGATTGGAGTCCGTTAAGTTCTGCGGTAAGTGCTTTCATACCATTAATGGCGGTTGTATATTGATTGATTGCAAGCTGTTCAGCTAATTTTTCTTTCCAACAAATCCCACGTGCGAGATTATCTGTAATTGAAACGGACGGGTTTTTTATCTTAACGTCGTCGAGTTCAAATTCAACACCGTTTCTGAGTTGCATTATAACCTTAGCGCGTTCTTTCCGGTAGTCACTTATTGCCTTAGCACTTGCGTCACCACGCTTCTTGAGTTCGGCGCGCCCACGTTCAAGCTGTCGGATTTTCTCGTCTATTCTTTCTGCTATTTCAATGACATCCACTTTTTCGGCTCCGGTATTAATGACCATTGGCCTGGCAAATTATCAATTTTCATCCCATTAATTCTATATGCAGGATAGGCAATTCCATTTGGGCCAATTTGACAAATTACAGGATATTGAAATCTTACACTGTCTTTATACCAATAATAACGGCCTTCAATGAGTTCCATTTTTTACTCCTCATTTATACTCGAATTCCATTTTAGTGTATCTTTTGACTTCCCATAAAATAGTGTTTTCCATCTTGTCCTCCTTACCTCCCCACCGGCCCACAAACCTACTGCTTTTAGTCAAACCTCCTCACCGGTGGACTGTCAGTAGATTTTAAGTGGGCCGGTGGCATTCTCATTTCGCCGTCGTTGCTTTCTCAAAATCTTCGACCTTGTGGCATATCTTCATCCACATTTGGTCTATCTGTCCGTTAGTCAGGTCGTTGAACATTTTCTTTCCAGTAATATCAAGGTCTTTCAACAAGGCTATGAATAGCTTTTGTGCGCCCTCGTCCGATTCATTGGCTTTTGCGAGAAAATAATTGTGCATTCGCTTGGCGAATTTCTTGTGTTCTGTGTCGAATTTTTTCTCTGGTTTCTTCTTGGGTGGTGATTCAAACCCATTTGGAGGAACTTCTTCGGCTGGTGTCGCTTCGAGTCCGGCGAGGGTCGCCAGAAACGAAAGGCCAATACGATATGCCTTTGCTACAGCCCTTGTCTGTGCCATTGACTTGATAGCGTATTCGTCGGCGTAGTTCCATCGCTTCTCAGCGTTTGAGCAAATCGCTTCTGCGGAAGTGACCACGTTTCCGTCTCGGCGTACCTCAACTTTGGCGAGATAGAGATATTCTCCATTGTCTCTATCAACTCGTTCTGCCGATAGAATAACGGGGAAAAGATTAAGAACGGCCCCTACCGTTGTCCACCATTCAACTTTTGGATAATCCCTACCTTTAATTTTACATACGAATTTTGGTCCTACACATCTCGATGAAACGGCCCTTACCAAAGCTTCGGCCTGTTCAATGGCAATGAGAGGGTCATCCGCAAAAACACCGTGTTGAAGTGCGGGCAATTCTTGTGTTGCTGGCAAAATTTCTTCTGTAGTTTCTACGTCTTTCATTTTCTTTTCCCTCCAAGATATTATCCCCGACCCCCTATCTTGAGAGGGAGAGACAGGAGGCCGGAGAAGTGATGTTATATATAAATTCCCGTATGTTCTCCCGCAAAGTGTCTCTCGGCGACACCCTCCAAAGTATCTAATGTTAATTGGTTTTCGCGGATTTCTTTTTCGAGCTTCGCCCGCACTTTATTAATCCATTTTTCTTTTGCTAATTTTACTATTTCGGGCCAAGGCTTTAAGCTTTCCCCCCATCGGCCAAGGAGATATTCTTTGCTATCATCTGTGACTCCGACAAGAATCGGATCGGGATCGTTTTCAAACTCGGTCCAGACAACAAACTTCTTGAAATATCCTTTTTCTTCTGCGAGTTTCACGACACCAAGAATTTGCAGAGGGATGAGACCTGCATCATAATCATCCAAACTTTTCTTCCCTGGACAATAGGCCCTCCAAATTGTTTTAATGTTTGGCTCCATTTTTTGAAATGGAATAATGGAGTCCTCTGGCGATTCGCTAATAAGTTTTTTTTGTCCCTCAAGACCAAGCTCCTCCACCAACTCTTTGTATTCTTGATCTACTTCTGGCTGAACGCCGATGCCTTTTTCTTGATAAATTTCGACTTCCATTTTTATTCCCTCCTTTAATATGACCAAGCAGAGATCAGACAATCTGTATGACTCATTGATATGTGAAGGTCTTGCACCTTCCTGGGGGCTACCATCTTTAGTTGTCGCCAACTAAAAACCTGTAAGGCGTCCAAGTGTATTACAGCCGACATATAACGAGGCGTTTTCATCATCATCGCTCTGCTTGGCCTTTCCCATCTTCATGACACTGTTGGACGCCTATGCTTAAAAGTCGTTCTTCGGCGTCAAGCCGTGCATCTTCTTCTTCGGTATTATAAGGAAGTTTCTGTTTGTACCGGATTTCATTCAATTTCTTGATGTTGCCTTGCTCGTGTTCTATCATTCTCCATGTGGTTTCGGGTGCCGTTATTGATCCATTGGTGATTTCAATGCTCTGTATGAGTTGTTCTAAGTTGATGATTCGCAATCGCGCGGCGGTCAATTTGTTCTGCATGTCAAGAGATTGAATAATGACTCGCTCAGTTTCCTGTTGTATGACTTTGCGTACTTTCTCTGTTATTTCCATGGCTCCCTCCTCATTTCAATTTCTTCAATTTTGTATCTTTGTTTGGTGTTATAATGATCACACTATCACCCGAATATTCAATAACAAGCGATTTATCGTATTGATTATTAACCTTGACAGTTTTATTATATTTTTTGACCTGGGAGCTTCCCCCCATCACGCCGACCTGGGAGCTTTCCCTCATCTCGCCGACCTGGGAGCTCCCCCACATCTCGCCGACCTGGGAGCTTTCCCTCATCTCGCCGACCTGGGAGCTCCCCCACATCTCGCCGACCTGGGAGCCTCCTCTCATCACGCCGACCTGGGAGCTTTCCCCCATCACGCCGACCTGGGAGCTTTCCCCCATCACGCCGACCCGGGAGCTTCCCCCCATCACGCCGACCCGGGAGCTTCCCCCCATCACGCCGACCCGGGAGCTTTGCATCCGATTTATAATTACATTTTTTGCGAATCGTATGTGTTGATTAATTAACTCGTCAATTTTTTGATCCATTAAAAACGTCTTTTTGAAAACTTTTTTAATGGCTTTTTTCATTTCCTGTTCTGCGAATTTCTCATTAAACCATTCTGGTCGATAATCTTGGTCAACCTTAAGTTTCCAGTTTTTTATGTCGTGGTTGAAAATGTCATTATCTTGTGGGAGTAGCTCAACACGCACAAAATCAGGATCATGGGTATTGTCGTTCAATTTATATTTGCGGATAAGCTCCTCATGGGAATCATTATAATAATCCCATAGGGTTTTCTCGCGTGTGATGATTCCGCTAAAAAATTGACACATGGCTCCCTCCTAAACTTTAAAATCTTCGCTTTCATCCGAAGCGTTCTGTCCGGTGCATTGAGTACAAAGACCCGTCCGCTTAAAGATTTGATCATTGTGTCGATTCTCAAAACACTGAGGACATATTTCGGCTATATTGCCGAGTACTCGTTTGATGGCGCGCATAGATTCTTTATCAAGATCGCTGTGATGTTTAAGCCAAATTCTATATAAAGCCCTCCGCGCAAGAAATCTCTCCTCTGCATCCGGCACTGTCATTGGTATTTCAACCATCATAACCCCCTCTTTCTTAAATAGATTGTAAAATGTTTCCGCTCTCTCCGGATCCGGAATCGTGATAGATAATCAATCCACTTTCCCCAAATCCCAATCAAGAAGATTTGGGAGATTGGAGTTCTGTAGCAGGTGATAAGCATTGATCCCCTCACGCCGGCACACAATTTGGACATGAAAACGGAAATCCAGCGCAGGTTCTCCAAGAACCACAAAGTGCCTTATAATATTTTTCACAATGCTTGAATGTGTTCTCAGTAAAAACGCAACCCACCATGTCGATGATGAAGTTCTTTGCTTTCTGCTCTGACATGGCGTTAATGGTATCGGTGTATGTGCCGGAACTGAATCCGTAATTATCATAAACCGTTCTCTTTATCCCCGCCGATACCTTTTCTTGATCGTGCATGAAAACACGCTGAACAATCTTAGAAATCCAATCCTTCGCTTCCCCCTCTGTCATACTGTTGACATCTTCTAAAAACTTATCCCAATAGCATGGGGTGTAGTGATAAACAGTTTTCGTCGGATTCTCGATTCGTTCGGATTGTTCTGTTTTGGTGGGCGATTTTAAACAGGCAACCAAAGCACCAAAAACAGTAGCCAGTGATCCCTCTAAAAGGTTCTTGATGAATTCACGTCGACTTTCTTTCAAAACATTCTCCTTATATTGTAAACTTGATTAGAAGTAATAAAAATGCCAAAATCCATAAGGTTAGCTGGCCGGCCCGTGCAACAACTCCCATATCAATAAGTAATTGTGAATGAATGTGTCCCCTTTCTTCGTTCCAGTGCCGGATACCGTCAATTAAT